ATAAGTATGGTACCCAAGCAGGGGTCAAGGAAATATAATAAATAATTAGAAGTATATTGGATAAATATTTTTGTGGTCCCTACAGGATTTGAACCTGTGACCTTCTCGTTATGAGCGAGTTGCTACTTACCAGACTGAGCTAAGGGACCTTGCCTTTTTTAGAGTTTTGAAATAGAACTCAAGGACAGAACGACCTATAAAACTATTTAGTTGCGTAATGTGGATTCGAACCACCCCGTAGACCTTATGAGAGTCCCATGCAACCTTTACACCTTAACGCAATTTGGCGGTCTATGAGGGTTTCGATCCCTCTACTCTACCGTGACAGGGTAGCATGATAGCCAGTTCACTAATAGACCGGTTAAGGTTGATTACGGGTTCAACCTTAAAAACCTTGACAGAACACCTACCTAAGGTAGATATCCCATAATTGTGGAGATACCGAGGTTCGAACTCGGAACAGCAGAATGCAAATCTACTATGATAGCCAATTTCACCATATCCCCAATTGTACTCCTGGAGGGTATCGATCCCTCTACTCTACCGTGAAAGGGTAGTGACTTAGCCAGTTGTCGACAGGAGCAGAATGTAGGTTTTAACATAATATTGATACGTACCTACCATTAAATTGAGCATTAATGACGTACCGCCCTCAGACTTCCTAAAATCTAGGCGACTGTTACTGTACATATTAGGAGTCAAGTAACCGCTTGCTTTAATATTGTATATTTAAATTATCTGAATGTTGCCAACATTTTTTACTAAACTCAGGTAATTCTCTTTTCATAAATTTTAGGGTGGCTGAAGGAGTTAAATTTATAAGTTTGGATAATTTTATCCCCCACCCATGTTGGTTGAAATTAATATTACAGGTTTTAACAATATTAATTCGATTTTGTAAAACACTTAATTTTTTTTCTATTTTTTGTTGGTTCTTATCTTTTTTTAATAAAAACATATCATGTTTTGTGGGAAGGTTAATTCCCTTGTCTTTTAATATTTTATATACTATTTTATAATTCTTACCTCCTGACCAACTTAATGTACTTAATATTTGATTAATATTATATCCTTTTTTAAATAAGTCTATGATCTTGTCAGAATCGTCTATAATTTGTGTTGTTTTTTTAATATTTTTTCCTTTATATGTACTGGTTTGAGAATGGCAATTGGGACATAATAATTCTAAATTTTCTTTTTTGTTGTTTTTTCTATCCCCATCAATGTGTTCTAATTCTAAAATTACTATCTCACTATTCCACTTTTCAATCTTACATTTATTACATTTATAGGGGAATATTTCTTTCTTTAATATCCACCTTCTTAAACTCGAATTACTATTAATTATTATATTTCCTAATAGTATTCCAGATAAATCATTTTCCCATTTTATATTTTTCATATGTTATTGTTTATCATACATATACAAAAATTTATAAAAATGCCCGAAAATGTAAAAAAGAGCGAGTGGGGGGGTTCGAACCCCCAACTTCTAACGTGGAAAGATAGCACTCTGCCAATTGAGCTACACTCGCATTAAAAGTAAACATTGACCTCCCTCATTGGTAAAACGTTTTTAGAGTTAGTTTATCGCTAAGCGAGGTTGAATTACTTTTAGAGCCTCTACAAGGAATCGAACCCTGTTCCTCCGGGCACAAACCGGGCACATTACCATTTATGCTTTAGAGGCAATTAAGTTAGAATGGTGATTTGAATACCTTTTAAGTTCTCCTTCGAACGTCTAACTTGTATTTTTTGCATTAACAGTAACTAGCTTACCCTTTTAAACCTGTTAACACTTCGGAATCCAACCGCTTTAATCTCAAGTTCAGTATCAGAACCATTCTGGTTAGTTTATTGATTAATGACCTTTAGTATATATTTGTCCACTACTTCCTAATTAGAGTGATAAGTCATAATTAGTACTCGAACAGTTTTTTGTACTCATGGCAGGATTCGAACCTGCAAAATACTGCTTCTAAAACAGCCGTGTATACCATTCCACCACATGAGCAATTTAATCTTATCCAATATGTCAATGAACTATTATTATTTTCTATTCCGTAAATATACGAACTATATTCCGGGTAGCCTAGTCTTTATATGATTATAGTTTAGATAGTTTATACTTTACTCCGTCAATCTCTACTACCTTACCTTCACAGGTTTTAGTTCTACTATTAAATTCTTCTTCGGTTAATTCTTCACCATTAATGAAGTAACACTTATCTCCATTTACCCATTCTATAGCAGGTCCATCTTCTCTATGACGTTGATCATTAATGTAGTAACACTTATATTCATTTTCCCACTCTACAGCAGGCCCATCCACTCTATGACGTTTACCATTAATGTAGTAAGCTTTATATCCACTTGCCCACTCAGTAGCAGGACCATCCTCTCTATGACGTTTACCATTAATGTAATAATATTTATCTCCGTTTGCAAGCTCTATAGCAGGTCCATCTTCTCTATGACGTCTACCTTCCATGTTGTACCATTCTGTACTATTTTTTGTAACTTCTACTTTATATTCTTTCATAACTTTTATTTTTTTATTAGGTGTAAATATACGAACTATATTCCGGGTAACCTAGTTTTTTTGTATTTGTTTTTTACTTATATTTTTGAGAGCAAGGTGGGAATCGAACCCACTAAAAGATTAGTTTTGCAAACTAACTGTCCAACCATAAACATCTTGCTCAATTTTCTACATTAATAAATAAAGTTTCCATTCATCCGGTATAAATAATGTTTTTTTTAATAACATTAGATAATGGGGTCTTTTTGGTTTTGGAATAGATTTTCCATATTCCTTTAATGTTAGACTTGCTTTTTCATTATTACATTTTATACAAGCGGATACTAAATTATCCCATGTATTAGGCCCACCTTTAGATTGAGGTATAACGTGATCTATCGTTAGATCCTTGCGTTTATCGTGACCACAATATACACACAAATACCCATCTCTTTTAAATATATTTTCACGTGTTAGAGGTACTTTTTGAAAATTCATTTTTACATAAGTGTGTACTCTAATAATAGAAGGTTTAAAAATTGTTAGATTTGGGTTTACAACACCAAATGTTTCTGGGTATTCCTCTATTATGTCTGCATTTCCCTTATATGATACTACAAATGCTCTTTCTGTGGTGATAATACTCCTAGCAATATAACTAGAGTCAATTACTAAGGTTTTGTCATAACGATTTTTCATGATTTAATAATTATATTAATTTTTGCACAGGTGATAGGAATCGAACCTATTCGTGTATCATTGCTTTTGGAGAGCAACCGGTTACCTTAACCTCACCTGCTTATTTGAGACTCTAATGGGATTCAAACCCATACAAGAAATTTAGAAGATTTCTATGCTATTCAGTTACATCATAGAGCCATTTGCCTGAATTACGTTTCAGGCGGTACGTTAAATCTATAAACCTTGTTTAAGGATTTAAAGCCTATTGCTAGGCTGCTATTGCAAAGTTTCCGTTTGCTATAAATACTAATCTCAATTTATTTACTTTTATTCTGATTATTGTTAGCCTGGAGAGAATCGAACTCCCATTATTTGAGTCAAAGTCAAATGTAATAACCGTTATACCACAGGCTAAAATATAGAAGCAGGACTCCTATGTCCTCTACCAAGCATATCAGCTGGGCCGTTAGGCCAACTTTCAGATCAGGGTAGAATCTTTTGAGGAAGGAGGAGGACTCGAACCCCATCCGAATTAACGAAACCTAGTTTTCAAGACTAGTCGCGACTCCATGTCACTGCTTCACCTTCCTTAATATTATCCAATATGTCAATGAACTTTAATTTCTTATAACGTAAATATACGAACTATATTTCACATCTCCTAATTTTTTATGTGAAGTTTTTAACTTCAATTTTTAGTTTTTCATGATAGGCTTTGTTTTTTTCGATAAAATATGTTTCCATGTCTCTACCTTTCCATCTTTCAGCTAACATTTTAAATACTTTAGTGTCTTTAAATTTTTCCATATCTCTAATTTTAATACGTAAATATACGAACTATATTTCACATCTCCTAGTTTTTTTACACTTACTTTAACAAAAAAACCCGAATTTTTTAGATCCGGGTTTATATAAATGATATGTTTTTAAATTATCAACTCATAATAAACCCGGAAATGTTTCTCGGTTGCTTATATTCACTATTAAACACCAAACCACAAATCACATCACCACACAGCGTCCATATATTATGGACCTGCATCGAGGAGAGTAAATTTGTAAATATGCTTTGAATAGTTGTCATTAGTTATTTTTATACAGTTATAAATATATGAAGGAGAAGTAATATCGCCAAGTTTTCTATTAGTTTTATCATTGTGTTTTCACATATAAACTTCACCTTTTACTCCAGGCACCATTTGTTTAATTTGTTCTTTAGTATATTTTTTAGAGATGGGGGTATCTTCTAAATCAAGAGAACCTCCTACTGTTAAACCTTTGGGTAGAGAAGTTATTGGGATATTAGCTAGATTAAGATCACCTCCTACTTTTAAACCCTGAGGTAGAGAGGTTATTTTGGTATCTCTTAAATAAAGATCCTTTCCTACTTCTAAACCTTGAGGTAGGGAGGTTATTGGGGTATTTTCTAAATTAAGATCACCTCCTACTGTTAAACCTTGGGGTAGGGAGGTTATTCTAGTCCCAAATAAATTAAGATAACCTCCTACTTTTAAACCTTGAGGTAGAGAGGTTAGTGGGGTATATCTTAAATTAAGATTACCTCCTACTGTTAAACCTTGAGGTAGAGTGGTTATTTTAGTCCCAAATAAATTAAGATTACCTCCTACTGTTAAACCTTGTGGTAATGAGGTTATTTTGGTATTTCCTAAATAAAGATAACCACCTACTGTTAAATCTTGGGGGAGGGTGGTTATTGGGGTATCTCTTAAATCAAGATCACCTTTACTTCCATCCTTCATGTATTGTTGGATTTTCTTTTGAGTAGCAATTAAAAAATTCTTAGAGCGTTCCTCAGGAGAGCGTCTAGGGACTAGGATTTTATTTTCTAAGAGATCTATTAGTTTTATCATTATATATAAATTTCACCCTTCACACCAGGTACCATTTGTTTGATTTGTTCTTCACTATATTTTTTGGAAAGTGGGGTATTAGTTAAATAAAGAGAACCTCCTACTGTTAAATCTTGAGGGAGAGAGGTTATTTTACTCCCATATAAATTAAGATTACCCCCTACTGTTAAACCTTGTGGTAGAAAGGTTATTTTGGTATCTCTTAAATTAAGATAACCCCCTACTGTTAAACCTTGTGGTAATGAGGTTATTTTGGTATTTCCTAAATAAAGATAACCACCTACTTTTAAGCCTTGAGGTAAAGAAGTAATGGGAGTACCTCTTAAATCAAGATCACCTCTTATTGTTAAATCTTGAGGTAGGGAGGTTATTTTGGTATTTTCTAAATCAAGATAACCTCCTACTGTTAAGCCTTGGGGTAGGGAGGTTATTGGTGTATTTCTTAAATTAAGATAACCTCCTACTTCTAAACCTTGAGGTAGGGAGGTTATTGGGGTATTTTCTAAATTAAGATCACCTCCTACTGTTAAACCTTGAGGTAGGGAGGTTATTGGTGTTCTACCTAAATTAAGATAACCTCCTACTGTTAAACCTTGAGGTAGGGAGATTATTGGAGTATTTTCTAAATCAAGATCACCTTTACTCCCATCTTTTATATACTGTTGGATTTTCTTTTGAGTAGCAATTAAAAAGTTCTTAGAGCGTTCTTCAGGGGAACGTCTTGTAACAAGAATTTTGTTTTCTAGTAAATCTATTAATTTTATCATTATATGTTTATAAATATATTATATGTTTTACTCCGTGTACCCTTTGTTTAATTTGTTCTTCACTATATTTTTTAAAGAAAGGTATACTTGGTAAATAAAGATACCCTTCTACCGTTAAACCTTGAGGGAGGGAGGTTATTTTAGTATCTTCTAAATGAAGATCACCTCCCACTGTTAAACCTTGCAGAAGGGAGGTTATTAGAGTATTTCTTAAAAAAAGATTACCTTTTACTTTTAAACCTTTAGGGAGGGTAGTGATGGGTGTTTTGTTTAAATCAAGATAACCCCCTACTGTTAAGCCCTGGGGTAGAGAAGTTATTTTACTCCCATAAAGATTAAGGTATCCCTCTACTGTTAAACCTTGAGGTAGGGAGGTTATAGGTGTACCTATTAAATGAAGATCACCTTTACTACCGCTCTTTATATATTGTTTGATTTTCTTTTGGGTGACAATTAAAAAGTTCTTAGAACGTTCCTCAGGAGAGCGTCTTGGAACAAGAATTTTGTTTTTTGATAAGTCTATTAGTTCTATCATTTTGATATTAATGCTCTTTATTTTTATATGAGGGTTGAATGAAGCTATCATATATAAATATGAGTACTAATTTTTATCTTAACATAGTAGCTGTACGATACATATTGTGAATTTTATGAGGGTGTGTATTCTTTACAAATTTTCTCAACATATTTTTTAACAAATTCCCATGAAACTAAAGTACCATCCTCTTCGGCATATTGAACTGGGTCTTCTATTCCTAACTTGATAAAACTTTCCACACGTTCAATACTTGATCCACTTAAGTAGTCACTATACCATACTCCTTTTTCTATATTATCATCCCCCCCATCAATAAAACCTACATAAATTGGAGCATAACTGGTCATTGTTCTACTATATATTTCTTTATAATCTAACCCTAATTTTTTACAACATTCAATGCCGTCTTTCAATACTCCGGTTTTGTCAGTTATATTATATGGAGCATAGTAATCTACTTTATCGGAATCCCAATTTCCTATTTTAAAGGCATGTTCTAAAGCTACACGAAACTCTTCTGAGCAATCAGGGTATATTCCGGTTTGTGTTTTGTTGTTAAAATCCCCCATATGTGTCCCTAAAGCTATTTTACACGACTCCCCTGTTCGTTTAACCATGGATAAAGCTATGGCATATGTAATTGATGCAAATATAGCATTACGATTTGGAACTACGGTTGTCAGTGCGTTTTCGTGAGCATAGTGACCCTTTTTCATTTCCATAGATCCATTATCTACTAAACCACTTACAAGTAGATTAGACAACCCTCCTAATGTTATTATTTGGTGAGTTAATTCAAACCCTTGGTCTTGGAGATATTTTACTAATGATTGAGCTCTTTCTAATTCTACTCTGTGTTTTTGACCATAATCAAAGCTTATCGCCGTTACAGTTTTAAATTCCTTTAGACATCTTAAAAGTAATGTACTTGAATCTAAACCCCCACTTAATGATACTACTACGTGTTCTTTTTGCTTTACCATATTATCTTAAATTTAAATTTTGCCAGGTATTCTTAAACGTATAGGCTAACGTATTTTTGTTTTCAATAATATGGGGATAAATACCTACCAGGTCAATTAATTTGAGGTGGTTTTCACCACACAGCCCCAATGTATGTATAATTGTTTCCATCATATTTTAATTATATTTTTTTTCTTTATATTCTTTTCTATTATTACCAATCTTGTAATTATATCTATTAAAATATTTTTCTAATTCTATAGACATAGGATCTCCTACTTTATACTTTGCTATTTCTTTATGTAGTTTTGATTTGCTCACTATTGAAATATTTTTTCGACCTTAAAATATTCATCTAAGAATTCTTTTCTGTATATGAAAACTTCACCCGTAAATTTGGAGTTTTCTACATCTCTCATTTCTTTTTTTTCTTTTCTAATTTTTGAATAAGCATAAACTTTTTTTCCTAAAGCAGGACCTGCTGCTTTTCCTAAATAATCATAAAGTGACATCATAATTGTTTCTATTTTTGTAGTTGTTTGTGTTGTTCTATTGTTGAATTCTTTTTTGGTTAATAATTTATCGTTAATGAAGTACCATTTACCTCCATCTGCATGTTCAATAGCAGGGCCATCTTCCCTATGTGGTTTACCGTTAATGTAGTACCATTTACCTCCATCTGCATGTTCAATAGCGGGACCATCCTCTCTATGACGTTTACCATTAATGTAGTAATATTTAGCTCCATCACTATATTCAATAGCAGGTCCATCTTCTCTATGTTTTATACCATTAATGTAGTAAGCTTTATATCCACTTGTCCACTTAACAGCAGGTCCATTTTCTCTATGGAGTTGACCTTTTAAGTTGTACCATTCTGTGCTATATTCTGTAACTTTAACTTTATACTCTACCATAACTTTTATATTTTAGTTAATTTATACTTTACACCTTCTATCTCTACTACCTTACCTTCACAGGTTTTAGTTCTACTATTAAATTCTTCTTCGGTTAATTCTTCACCATTAATGAAGTAACACTTATCTCCATTTACCCATTCTATAGCAGGTCCATCTTCTCTATGACACTCACCCTTAATGTAGTAAGATTTAGATCCATTTTTCCACTCAACAGCAGGTCCATCTTCTCTATGACGTTTACCATTAATGAAGTACCATTTGTCTCCATTCATACATACAATTGCTGGACCATCCTCTCTATGAAGTTGACCATTAATGTAGTACCATTTGTCTCCATTTGAATACTCAATAGCGGGGCCATCTTCTCTATGACGTTTCCCTTCTAAATTGTACCATCTTGTACTTCCTTCTGTAACTTCTACTTTATATTCTTTCATAACTTTTATTGTTTATTATTATCTTTCCCATAAAGGTACAAAAAATATCTTGGGTAGCCTAATTCAATCATGGTTGTTACTAGAAAGGTTGTTTATTTGTTTAAACTTCTCTACATTATAAAGAACAATACTATAATCCAACTCATCATATTCCATATCAAAATGGTCGTTCATATTAGCCTTAGGTTTACTGTTTAAACCATAACTTTTATATTTAATACCTTCTAAAGCAGCCATTATAGGGTTAGAGGTATCAATAGATTCTATTTGAGGGTGGTTATCATACCAACCAAATTCTGATGGAATTGTGCACCCTAATAAATGCAATTTCAAATCTTTTAAATGTTTAAGTTGGAGCAAACTCTGTACAAACCGTACTCTACCTAATGCCTTCCCCATGTCCACGTTACTATGTGGGAAAAAATCATTATACCAAGTAGCACCGTAGGATACACATAATTTGTTATAACCTAAACCATATAATAAATCAGCACATAAGTACGCTTCGTGTTCATTATGTCCTTGAATTACTGCTATTAGCTTAGTTTTTTTAGGCAGTTTTAGTTGCATCCAATGGCTTGCCTCTAATATTGTTTTAGTACAATCCATCCAAACATCAGGTACTATAAATTCATCGGGTTCTAATTCGTTAACCCAATATATTAGACGATCGTTATCATAAGCGTGAGAAAGTTCATGTAAACTATTGTCCATTATACAATATCTCCCTTGTTCCTTCTCTGATCTAAAGAAGGCCTCATATTCCTTATCTATATCTAATAAATGAGGTAAGCAATAGTTGTATTTATTAAATTTAGGGGATACTGTTAAAAGACATCTAGGTACTTCGTGTGATATTTTCATTTATGTAACTATTTTTATTTATTTTAAATCAAATTCTAATGTTGCCTTCATAATACGTTTTTAATAAAGTCCTTCCAATTGTGGTAAGCTTCTAATTGTGAGATATAAATATCAGGGTCACAAGGAGATTCTTCTATATACTTTTCAGCTAATATACACCTTTCTTTCCAATAGTCAAAATTATCTGGGTCGTTTGTTTTTAATTTTATTAGTTTTGGTGTAATATTTAATTCCTTTAGTGAAATTGTAGTTGTAGGTATAGATTTCATAATGATATTTATTTTATAATTTTTACCTCGTTATAGGTTTCTATCCAAACATGAGCCCCACAACTTAGAGGTTTGGTTTCGTTATATACTATTTTACTCGGTCCAAATATTTCGACTTCGTGAGCATAAACGTTACTTTTATGGGTTTTAACCGTTAAGACAGGATCATTAACATTATTTTTTCTATTGGCTCTTATAACATGTTGGTTAACGTGTATTATGGTTTTCATAATGTTACTTTTATAGTTTTAGTTTCATCTGTTACTAGGTGTACACTTGAATCAACGGTAATATCGCTTCTATTAGGGTTTGCTTTCCAAAACTCGTGTCTTATGATTTGGATTAAATCATAAGCTTCTCTACATGAATTATCTACATTGGGGTTGTGTATTCCCCAACCCCCATTTCTTCCCACTGAGTAGTCTTGTATTAATGTATTTCGGGCTTTAGTTAATATATTATCAACTTCATCTTGAACCAAGTGAAATCTTGAATAATCAGTAGATAACTTAACATCTTTTAATTTCTTCCATTCCTGTTTTTTATTCCACTGTCCATTTTTTACATAAATAACTTCTATTAAAGCTTTATTACCTTTGATTTCAAGTATTTCCCCTTGAGAGGTACGGTCACCAACTTCAGGTTTTTTATTAGGTATACATTCATTATATAAATGTTTTTGAAATGTTGGGTGGTCTTTTATTACACTAAATTGTCCTATACCCACTCTTGAATATAAATCAAGGGCTTGTTGGATTAGTCTTAATTGATCGTTATTTAATTCTATTGTGGCCATAACTGTAAATGTTTATATGTCTAAAATATTACCATTACTACTTAATCTACCAAACTTACCATCAGTTACTACAGAACCGTTTGAAAAAATTGTATCTAATCCTCTTACTGTTCTAGTACCAGAGTTTATGATATCTTTGTTATCATGAATATGGCCAGATAACATTAATTTTGGTTTTACTACTTGAACTTTATTCCATAGACTTTTATCACCACAATTTTCAAGTTTATTTGCTCTATCATAAGATAAGTCTAATATTCCTTTGGGAGGGCCATGAACTACTATAATATCTGAGTCGTCGTCTATTGCTTTATCCCACATTCTATCTAATTTATGTCTTTCTTTCATAAATGACCAATTTCCAAATTGAGGTGTATAAGGTGAACCAAATATCTTTATACCCTCAATAGTGATATGAGTATTTTCTAAATAGTAAATACATTCACCATCAAAGTCCGCCTTAGTTACTAAACCTTTTTCAATTGAACTATCATGGTTTCCTGCTACAAACACTTTATGTTTAATAGGTAGGTTACTAAACCAATCTATAAAGTTTCTAACTTCGGGTTCGTTATTATAAGGGTTTCTGGGGTTAGAACAGTCGCCACTAAATATAACCATATCAATACCTTCAGGTACTACTAGTAAATTATGGTAAGTATGAGTTACGTATCCGAGAAATGCCAAACACGAAGTTTAGCTTTCCCCGGAGTAATTGTTTTTATGTTTTTCATATTCTTTATATTAACTCTATCATGTATATTATAAAAGTATAAAATAAGATATTTGTTATCATAAAAAGAAATATCACCAAACCCCATAAACTGGCAGATGGTTCTTTTAGTTCTACTCTACCCCACCAATTTAATAATTGTTGGGAAGCTGTATAAACTAAGGATACTAATACTAATGCTATTGTTTCTATTGGTGTCATAACTTTTATTTCTTAGGTCTACCTCTTTTAGAGGTGATAGTATTATATTTTGGGTATTTATCTTCTATAATATAATAAAGATCTATTATTTTTCCACTACATTCTAGACATTCTTCTATTACTTGGGATTTTTCTATATTAAAATATTTAGTAAATTGATTAAATAAAGCCTCTAATCTATTAAATTCATCTTTTTCATAATCCTCCCATAATTTTTTCCTACGTGCCTTTAATACTGCTCCCTTTTCGTTGAATTTAGCTATATCTCCTTGACATTCCATTTCTAAATCATTTAACATGTATTCACATAGATAGGCCTGCAACATATAGCAGGAGTGATCAAAGTCTCCGTTTAGTATTTTATCTCTAAAGTTTGATTTGTACGGGAGGGGTTTGGATTTTTCTTCATACCACCTCCACCATCTAAATCTATTGTAATTTAGAGGTTGATAGGATTTGAGCATATTCTCAATGTTCCTTCTTTCTTGGGGAATTTTAAACATTATATAAAGCTTTTAGTGTTGGTTGGTTGCATCCCTACCATCTGCCTCTTTGTATGAGTTCTTAACTAAACTATCAGCTAATTCTTTGATAGTACAATCGGATAATTTCCATCCTTTTTCCTTTATTGTTCTAATAACTGCACCCTTAGATGCTACTCTTAGTAAGTTGTTTCTTTTTTTACTTGTGTTTGTGATTTGGAAATACATAACCTTTGTTATTTTAAATTAATATTAGCATTCAACTCTCTCGAGCGTGGGAAGATACGAAAGATATAGGGGGGAGCCTAATTTTTTATGCATTATTTTTCTAAAGATATGATATGAGTACATCTTCTATCCTTAGCTCTCCACGCCCCAGGACATGAACAGCTGTATTTACGGGAACCGTCTGTTGCTACGTGTTCTTTAGTAGTATAAACCTTATCGCTACTGGAAGATTTGAAAGTATATTCAAATATTTCGGCACGTTTAACTTTAGGTTTAATCCAATCAATATCCTCTAATGTGGTTCCGTGTATTACTTCCTGCCACCCTGGCATAACATATCTTTTATTTTTAATAGTAGTAAAAGAAGGGGGCAATCTATTTACATATTTGTATTTAAACAGCCTAAATTCAATATAAGAACCAAATTTATTGGGGTTTATTCCCAAACTGGATTTTTCTTGCCAAAATCTGCGGGTGCGAATATTTCCATGTTTGTTTAAATTTGAAAATTCTACTATGGGCATAACCTTTATTTTTTTATTAGGTGTAAATATACGAACAAATATAGGGGGAGCCTAGTTTTTTATGGTAGATTTTTATAAGCTAGTAGGTTTTAGTTTCATCATTACTAGCAGGAGGGGTGGTGTGGTGGTTTATAAAATTTTGAAGATCTATGGTCTTACCATCTCGGGATGTAAGATTATAATTATTAAGGTTTGAATACCTAGCATTAATATTAGATGGGGATTTAATGGGTAGTGGTTCTTTTAACTCTTCTAATTCTTTAGATGGGAGAGTTTCTTCCTGTAAGTTGATTTTTAATTCCTTTATAGGGTATGTTTGTTTAAAAGCAAAGTTTGCAGCTATTACTAAAGATATAGCTAAAGGATCAAACACAAATATTATAATAAGTAGTAATATATTTATAATTTTATCCATGGGGTAACCCGTCAAAACCGATAAATACTGTAGGGGTCCTAGTTCCCCAGCAACGTCGTTATTATTATCTAGCTTTAATATTTCTAACTGGAATTTCTGGAGGCTATCTGTTGCTACTATCCTTTTTTCTTGAATATTCTTTCGGTTTTCTTCCTCAACAATAATACGATTTTGGGCCATTTTAATCTCAGCTGTGGATATTGTGGATCTAACGCCCCCAGATACCTTGGAGTCTCGTATTTGGAATGTTGAAACTTTTGCATTAGATAAAGTACTAATATTACTAGATATTCTTTCAATTTCTGTATCATACCTTTTTATATCTGTTTGATAAAAATTTATTTTTTGTTGAGTAAATAATTTTTGATTCTCTACAATTGATAACTTAGAATAAGTCTGTTGATAGCCTCCACTTAGCATACCATAAATACCAACGGATGTTATTATGATTAGAATTACTAGAGTGGATGTTAGATAAATTCTTAATAGTTTGTTTATGGTCTTCCAATATTGAAAAAGGAGTGAGGCTATTACTAGTTTTGAGGCTTCTAGAAAACTAGCCATAATAATTACGGCTGTTGCTACTCCTGCAAATAGTTTAGACAACCCTACAACACTATAATACGCCGCTGTAGAACTTAATCCTAAGGCTACGAAGGATATTATCCAAGGTAATATTTTATTTTTCATATTTATACATTAAATTTTTAATTACAGTTTATGTTTTAATATACAAAAAGGTTGGATGCTATCCAACCTATCTTTTGTTTTTATTATAATTTAGTTATTTTCTCTATAGGATTGAAGTATATCCTTAATAGTTGCTTTGTCAATTTTCCTTTCTTTACCATTATTATCAACAACAAACCCCTTAGTATTCCTTTTAAATTCTGCAATATCAACCTCAAATTTCCCAAAATCAATTGAATCTGAATCTGAAAAATCCCAATCATAATCTGCCCAATCTTTACCTTCTGTTAGATCTGTACCTAACACATCCATCATTTTTCTAGCTTGTTCTTCAGTAATTAAACCTGCTAATTTATTCATTCTAATTAATTCTACCATTTTATTATTGTTTTATTTAGTTAATTTAGTTATTTTATAAAATTGAAATATTGTTTGGTTTTTTTAATTCTATCCTCTAACCCATTTGTTCCCCCATTAATGCGTTTGGATATTTTTAAGATAGTATTATCTGATATCCCTTCATCACAAATAGACCAAAGTTTATTCTTATCAAAAAAGAATATTGCTGATTCAAATGCAAATTCAGACTCAACTAAGTCGGGATTAACCATTATCTCGGGGTTTTTTAAATAATTAGATAAAGCTTGATAATTTGCTTTACCTGTGGTTTGCAAGGCTCCTCTTCCTCTAAATTTCCATCCATCTCCTGATGCCTCATTCCCGTTGGACATTCTAGATGCATATACTAAGTTTGCTATTTGTTGAGGTTTTCTTTGGTAAAGTAGTGCCTTCTCTAAAGTAGGAAAATACTTTTTAAATGTGCTCTGTAATCCTTTAGCACTATAGTTTAAATTTTCTGTAAATAATCTGAAATTGCCTGTTTCATGTGATGTTTGGGCAAAGAAATGGGCTGCTCTTACCGGAGTGAATTTATAAAACTCCATAGCTTTTTTCATTGTGCCAGGACCAAATACTCCGTCATTGGTTGTTCCAATCTTACTCTGTAAATTTTTTAAACTCATATTCTTTTATTTTGGTACTTTATTCTTTTTTGCTAAATATTTTGCCTATTTCGGCAATACCAAAGGACCCTAGAGTTATAATAACAAAGGAGTTATAAATAAATTCGTTTATAACTAGATCTCTACCAAAAAATCCTGAGATTATATCTGCTGTTGCAAATATAACCATTACTGTAAAACAAGCAAAGCCTACAATAGTTTTCTCATTCAGGTCATTACTATCTTTAAATATATCTTTAAAAGCCATCCATCTACATTTTAATTGGTTTAACAGGTATAACATATTTAAATAACTTATTTATTTTAAAATTCTTTGTCCTTTATGATTATCTAATTTATCTAAAATAATATTTAGTAAATCGTTATGAATAAATCCAGCCATTGATGCATTCTTAAGAGCGGATATTATTTGGAATATGATAAAAGGAGCTATAATAGTTTCACTTAACCAACTAGTACCCGGAAATCCTTTTTCTACCATTAATATAGAAGTTAGAATTAATACCCATGCAAAAAGTGATGTCAGTATTTTTATCGCTTTATATGTTTTGAACCCTTCACGTTTAATTCCCGAGATTATACCAAATATACCATCTATAATCACTACTGCTACTACTGCTATATATTGTTCGGCATTAACCATTGTAATGTTTAAGAAATAAGAGACAATAAACCCTATCACCATAGAGCTAGCTAATACTATTTTCATATACTTTGATTTAACCATATTGGTAACTATTAATAATAACTATAACTTGTTTAATCATACATATTAAAAAAAGGATGCTAATGCATCCTTTCTGTTATAAAGATTGTTTTATTTTTTACTATTTGAATAGTCCTCTAACTGCTTTTTTAAATAAATCCCAGTTACGGGTTGCAAATACTCCAAATGCTACTCCAGCATATACTTTGATATTAAATGATAGAAGAACCAATCCTAGGATTAATCCTAAAAATCCTTCTATCCCGTTACCTACTATCCAAGACTTAATAGAGTCAAAAATTCTCTTCAAAAATTTAGGTTTTTTCCCTTGTTCTGTTGTTATCATATTTATTTTATTTTAATTGTTTATTATATATATGTGTAAAATATTCTTGGGTGTTATATTTTTTCTTGTATGTCCTTTAATCTAATAGGATATCTATGAGCCCCATCATTAATAAAATACCATAAACTATGATCCGCCCCATAAGCTAAGGGGCGAATATGATCAATAATACCAATTGTAGGTATGCTTAAGAACTTAAATTTAACTTTATCACCTACTTTAAACTTCATACTTTATGTTTTATGTTACAAATTAAGACCCACACATTTCACAATCTTCAGGTGATGATTTAGATAATTCTACCATTTTACGAAAATCTTCGGTTGTTATTGGTGTAGGGGGTGCTGATATACCTAAAGTTTTAATTGCCCCTACTGCGGATTTTGTCCTTAGATAGTACATACCTGTTTTTAACCCTTTTCTCCACCCATAAAAATGCATACTTGATATCTTATTAAATGTAGGGTTTTTTAACCATAGATTCATGCTTTGAGATTGATCTATAAAAGCACCTCTATCCGCTGCCATATCTATAATATCCTTCATACTAACTTCCCATATGGTAGGATATAATTCCTTTATAAAAACAGGTATTTCAGGTATGTTTTGGATAGAACCATCATCACTAATTATCTTATTTTTAATCTCAGTACCCCATAACCCTTCTTTTTCCAAGTCAGCAACTAGATATTTATTTACCACATTAAATTCCCCTGATAGCACCCTTCTAACGAACATGTTATTTTTAAAGGGTTCAAAGGCTTCATTATTACCCATAATTTGAGCCGTTGATGCTGTAGGCATAGGAGCTAAAAACAGTGAGTTACGTAGACCGTGTTTTTTAATTCTTTCTCTTGTAATATTCCATTTAGCTTCACTAAAAAATTTAGGTTTAACTTCCCACATATCGAATTGTAGTATTCCTTCACTAGCAGGAGAACCAGGGAATGAATTATAGCTACCAAATTTAATTGCCTCCTCTACAGATGCGTCAAGTGCTGCTTTATACATTACTTCAAAGATATTACTATTTATTTCCTTAGCGGGGATAGAAGTAAACGGAAGTTTCAATTGAGCAAATAAATCTGCTAAACCCTGTACTCCTAAACCAATTGGTCTATTTTTTAAGTTACTATATTCAGTTTCTTTAGTGGGGTATGTAGAAACATCGATAACCGTATTTAAGTTTTTAGTTACTAATTTAGTTACTTTATACAGTTGATCGTAATCTACTTCACCATCCTTAATAAGTACTGTTAAATTAATAGAAGCTAAATTACATACCGCCTGTTCATCGGGGGCTGAGTATTCTATTATTTCGGTGCATAAATTAGAAGATTTGATAGTACCTAAATTTTTCTGATTTGATTTATTATTGGCAGCATCTTTATATAGCATATAAGGGGTTCCTGTTTCAATTTGGGATTCAATTATCTTAGTCCAAATGTCTTGTGCCTTGATAATTTTTCCGTGCATTAAACCATTTGTTACGGCTTGCTCAATTTTATGGTATTCAATATTAAATTCTTCACTATGTATTTCATCAAGTCGAGTAAAACCATTAATTAATTGTTCATTAGGGCAAGTTAAACACCAAGTACCATTATTATTTACTCTTTCCATAAATAAATCTGGAATCCATAAAGCTGGGAATAAGTCTCTTGCTCTTAAGTCTTCTGCTCCGTGGTTTTTTCTAATATCAAGTAAAGTCATAATATCAGAGTGCCAAGGTTCTAGATACATTGCAAAAGAACCTTTACGCTTTCCTCCCCCTTGATCCCACCACCTAGCGGATTCGTTATATGTTCTTAACATAGGCATTAAACCATTACTGTGACCTCCCGAAGAATGAATATCAGAACCCGCAGCTCTTACACCTGATATAGAAATTCCTAAACCACCTGCACCAGATGATATAATAGATACGTCTTTTAGAGTATCTAGTAAACCATCTTTACTATCCCCTTTGTTATTGATTAAAAAACAAGAAGCTAGTTGTTGATTTTTTAAACCCGAATTAAACATTGTAGGAGTAGCATGAGTGTACCCCCAATTAGATAAGATATCATAGGTTTCAACAGCATCTTTAAATGACCTTGTAACTGTAATTGCTTCTCGCATATACATGTCTTGTGGGCGTTCTAGAATAACTTTTTTAATTCTAACAAGATATGATCTTTCTAAAGTTTTAAAACCAAAATATTCTAATTTAAAATCTTTTTGATAATCAATTATCTTAGAAATTTTATCTAGACCATAACTTAAGCATTTTTCTTTATATAAGGGATCTAATAGGTTTTCACTATCCATTTTCTCAAACACTTTAGTAAAACTACCTGTTGTTTCTTTATGTAATGATGAAATAGCAATTTCCCCCGCTAATTTACTGTAATCTGGGTGATCTAAAACATAACTAGCAGCGGTGTCAGCCGCTAGTTGATCTAATATTGTTGTTGTTACTCCATCGTATACTCCCTGGATTACTTTCATTGATATTTCTAAAGGATCTACTTTTAGTCCCTTTCCTGCTAAAGTAATTCTAGTTTGTATTTTTTTAAAGTCTATATTTACTAAACTACCATTTCTTTTTTTAATCTTAGATTGTTGCATATATTGATTATTATTTTTAAAACTCAGCGTCAAAGTCTAAATTTCCTCTTACTTCCCCATCTTTAACACCTGCTTTTTGGTATTCAGCTACTCTCTTTTCAAAGAAATTAGTTTGTCCCTCTAGTGCTATCATTTCCATAAATTTAAAAGGTTGAGAAACATTAAATTCCGCTTCTACTCCTAATTCCATTAACAATCTATCAGTTACGTATTCTAAGTATTGAGTCATTAATCCTGAATTCATCCCAATTAAACTAGCTGGTAGAGATTCTATTATAAATACTTTTTCTATTTCTAAAGCTGATAATATTATTTCCCGGATACGATCTTTAGGAACTTTATTCACTAAATGATTATTATGTAAGTGAACTGCGAAATCACAATGTAAACCTTCATCTCGGGATATTAACTCATTGGAAAAAGTTAACCCAGGCAATAATCCTCTATTTTTTAACCAAAAGATAGAACAGAAACTTCCTGAAAAGAAAATACCTTCTACGGCTGCAAACGCTATTAAGCGCTCTGCAAAAGAAGGGCTATCGATCCACTTCATGGCCCAGTCTGCTTTTTTCTTTATAGCCGGAAAGTGTTCAATTGCTTTAAACAACTGGTCTTTTTCTTTATTATCCTTAACGTAGGTGTCTATTAATAAAGAGTAGGTTTCAGAATGAATGTTTTCCATCATGATTTGGAAACCATAGAAAAATTTTGCTTCAGAATATTGTACTTCGTTCACGAAATTCTCCGCAAGATTTTCATTTACAATTCCGTCTGATGCTGCAAAAAAAGCAAGAATATGCTTTATAAAATAACGTTCATCATCATTCAATTTATTTTCCCAATCATCAATATCTGAACTTAAGTCTATCTCCTCGGCCGACCAAATACTAGCTTGTTGATCTTTATACATATCCCAGATATCATCATGTTGAATAGGGAAGATTACAAATCGGTTTGGATTTTCTTCTAAAAGGGGTTCAATAAATCCGTTTAATTCTTTCATTCTTTTTTTGGTTTTTAATTTATAAATTATTTATTTAACTATCTATGTTAAAAAAAGCAGAACTATATTTTTCTGCTAATTTTTTCTTTGTTTGAAAATCTGTAGTATCCAAGCTATTAGACTTAGTACTAGGTGACCATGTCTTATCTTCGTTTTCACCTGTTGACGAATACTTTTCAGATACCTCAAAATGTCCTGTACTGGTGTCTGCATCTACCCCATAAGTTAAACCATCAGGACCATAGCGGTTTTTCATAACGTGAAACCTTCCAGTACCATTTACTTTATCTTCTTTTTTGCGAGATAAAGACATACAAAAATCAGTAATCATTAGTTTATCATAAGAACCTGCTGCCTTATCTCCTTCAATAATATCATCATTTGCACCCGCACGATTAACCTGTGATACTGACCATACTGGGATATTAAGTTGCTTAGCTAAACCCTTAGTACTAATATAAATATCATCAATTTCATCTTTACGTTCACGATTTTGTCTTTTTGATGAAAGAAGGTCAACATAGTCTATAATAATTAGATCTGCTTTTATACCCATACCCTCACATTTTTTAATGTGGGATTCAATAGTTGATACAGTTGCTCTCCCTGTAGGGTATTCTTTAATTATAAGTTGACCTGGGAGTTGTGGTATTATTTCCTGAGCTTTTGGTTTTAATCTTACGCTATCACTAACATCTATTCCCGTAAAATAAGCATCGTATCTTTTACCAACGTAATCTTCTCCAAGTTCAAGAGTATAATGTAAGACAGTATAACCACATCTTACAGCATGTCCTCCTATTGCCACCAACGACCATGATTTTCCCCCACCTGGGTTACCAAATATAAGACCAAAATCACCATTCCCTAACCCTCCTTGTAAAAGATTATTAATTAAAGGCCAAGGAGTAGCTATTACTTTTCTAGTATCTACTCTATAACGATCCTCAAGATCCTTAAGATACTCGTGCCCTAAGTTTTTATCCTGTCCAGCTTTAAGGGCATTATCTACCAACATTCTTATTGCCTCGAAGTCACCTGCCTTCAATAGGTCAACTGATGTCATTAAAGCTCTTTTTAATTGTTGATTTTTACAAAAATTAGTAAACTCTTCCTGAATATATACTAAATCATCATCAGAAGCTACATATGCTTGTTTAAGTTGTTCTTTTAAGGAAATTTGTAATACTTCGTTATCTACTTTTTTTAATTCAATCTTTAGAGTCTCAAGATTAGGTGTAGTGTGGTAACGTTCGTAATATTTTAGTATTTCTTTTATTATCCATTTGTGGGCACTATTTTCAAAGTAATCAGGACTAATTATGTCATGTATGTTGATTAAAAATTCTTTATGTGTTAAGAGTGATGAAATTGCCTTTATTTGAAAGTCAGTTCCATATTGGTTTAGCGTATGTAAAGTCAATTTAATTTCTATTTAAAAGTTTATAACCCATTTGTGTCGAATATACGACTTGCTCTTTATGACTCCAAGCCACTATTTTTTATAGATTGGAAACTTTGAAAATATATCTTTTAACCACATATCTACATTTCTAATCATTCCTCCTAATCTATCTTCATTGTATAGTGAAATAAACATTTCAGAATTTAGATCAGGCAAGTCATCATCTATTAAGTCACTAACATGTTTTTTACCTTTATCATCAATTAAAGGAATACTTAAGTCCATAACTTTATAATTAATTTCTATTCGTGATTTTTCTTGGATTATGCGAGAATATATAATATGTTCTTTAAATTTAGTAGCACATATATCAAAAATATCGTCTAGGGTTAATTTTTGAGTTATCAACTCCGGGAATTTTTTAAATATTCCTTTAGCACCCAAACCCTTAATACCTCTTACATTATCCGAACTATCTCCTAGTAAGGTTTTATATAAAATAAAATTAGAGGGTAGTAATCCAAATTTCTTTTCTACAGCTTCGGGAGTATAATATACTTTTTCTATTGGGCTGTATACAATGATTTTATTTGTTACTAGTTGTAGAAAATCTTTATCACTAGATACTATAAAGCATGTAGAATTATATTTCTCAACTAATTTTTCAGCTAACACAGCTATTACATCATCAGCTTCAACCTTATCAAGTATGGTTGTTTTTATGGGTAATAATTTTAAATACTGTATTATGCGCACAATTTGGTCTATTTTGGAATCATGCTCTTCTTCAATATTGTCAAAAATCTCCCAATTAGTAATTCTTTGTATGTTTCTTGTTCCCTTGTATTCGGAGAGTAGATTCTTTCTATTAACAGTTGAACCTACCCCATCGAATACTACATAAACAGAAGTGGGGTTTGTTTGCTTAATCATAGCCCCCAAAGAACGAAAGAAACCACCTAAACCCCCTATATGAACACCATCGGGATTTATCATATTCATCATAGCAAAATTTCGGAAGAACAGGTTTAAGCCATCCAAAATTAGTACCCTTTCATGTCTGTTAGGGGTTAGGATTTCCTGATCTTCCTGAATGTCACCCAGGAGTTTAAATATTTCTTTATTATTCATTTTGTTGTTTTTAAATGTCTTCTTGATCAAATAAGACAGGGGTTACATCATCATCATCTTCTACAATTTCAAACTTACCTCCACCTAGGATTTTAGCCCATTCTTCAGAGTGTTCTTTCTTGTATTGGTTTTTATCCTTTTCAGAATCCTCAATAAAACCGTGAGTAGTCATAACAATTTTACCTCTTGATTGTATACCATTTACGTGGTTTTTATCAATTTGTAAGTTAGTACGTTTACCCCATTCTACCTGCTTTCCACCCTTAATAGCTTTTATCTTAGATGTTCCAGAATTTGAGACATTACCAAAAGTAACTACAAATGTTGCATCGTACCACATAGCCATTCCTCCTTTGTTCATCATCTTAGGTTGTCCCATAGGTGATTCTGCTTTAGCAGTCCAAACTTTGTTAATGGCAACTAGGGTGTTAGTGTAAGGTGATGATTCTTTACGAGACATTACAATACTTTGATTAACAGTGTTACCAAATTGGGTTGACATAGCTCCAGCATTCCATTCGTTGTTGTTTTTTAGTTTCTCAACTGACATTAGGCAAGGTATTGAACCTATGGAATCCCAAAAGAAAGCTAAATCATAAGGTAAATTGCCTTTTTTCTGTTCGTTTTGAAGGTCCATAATAAAAGCAGCAACATCTTCTATGGTATGTAAGGTTTCTCTATCTACATACACAAAATCACCATCATAGTCTACAACTTCACCATCTTCATCTTTAATAAGGTTAACTTGTAACCCCATTTGAGAAGCATGCTCCCAATTCCATTTCATCTCAGTAATTATAAAAACAGGTAATATACCCATCTTTTGAGCTTCAACCGCCGCCTCTAGAAGTGCAGTTGTTTTACCAGTATCTGAATGACCTCGGAGCAAAGTAATATGCCCCATTGGGATTCCAGGTACCCCCGCTACTTCTTGAAATGCGGGTGATAGAGGAATCCATCTTTGTTCCTTAAATTTAACATTTTTATCTAAACCTTTAGAGGCTTTGAATTTATTAAGATCAAATTTACTCTTAATCTCGGCAGACACAGCTGCCGAGAGAGATTTTGGTATCCTTTTTGCCATATTTAGAAAGGAAGATCATTAACCTTAGCAGAAGGTGATGAAGTTTCAAATTCAGGGAATAAGGCATCAAATTGATCCGCTTTATTTTGTTTAACATTACTAGTATCTAAATTAAAATTACTAGCTTGCTTTTTAGGGGCAGGAGTATCTGGGAATGATTTGTCATCTTCTGGTTCTGCTTCGGGTGATAACCATTGTTCTAATGCTGCTTTCATTTCATCAAATGAATATTCTTTAAACAATCCTTCTTTAGGGTTAGGTTGTTCTGATGTCCATAATTCAACTTTTGTAGCATCATCACTTAATGGTGAGGTTTTTAATCTAACACGAACAGACGATTTATTGTAAGGTGTTCCCGTAGCCTCTGGCCCTACTGTCTCTATAGTAAGGTCTCTACCATTTACAATATCAGTGTAATCACCTATTTCATCATCCACAGCTAAAGCTAACAATTCTTCATATACTTGTTTACCAAATTGCCATAGTCTAACACCTTTATCTTCTTCACCTCTAACTACAACGGGAACAAAAATACGGTTTTTAGCATCTAACTTTTTAGCTAATAAGTAATTTTCCTTTGTGTATTCCTCCCTAAGCTTTTCCGCAAACATAATTATTGGATCTTTTTCACCAAAATTAGAAGGAGAAATCATTACTTTGTTAGTAATACCGTAATGGAATTTTAGTTCCGTGAAGGGGTTTGAATTATCGAAAGCCGATGGTGTTATCCTAATTTGTTGTTTACCTATTGAGGGTTTCCAAAATATTAGTGAATAGTCAGTTGCTTCCCTTACTTGGGGTTTTGATTGGAGTGTGTCCAATTTTTTCTTTAATGCATTTAAATCCATAATGTAACTTTAATTTAATTGTTTATGTTGACTTAAATATATGAAACCCCTTCCGGGGTTCCTAATTTATTTTAATATGTTTTGTCAGATTTTAGTTATTTTCTCTATAGGATTGAAGTATATCCTTAATAGTTGCTTTGTCAATTTTCCTTTCTTTACCATTATTATCAACAACAAACCCCTTAGTATTCTTTCTAAATTCCTCAATATCAACCTCAAATTTCCCAAAATCAATTGAATCTGAATCTGAAAAATCCCAATCATAATCTGCCCAATCTTTACCTTCTGTTAGGTCTGCATCATCAATAAATTCATTTCTATCAAATGTTCTAAGTCTATCTAATGAAGCTTGATATTCACCCTCTTCTGAATCTTCATTTAATTCATCTTCATCTTCAAAATTTTCATCTTTAAATGAATCAAACATATCCACTTCAAAATTATCTATAAATTCATCAAATGTATTCTTACCCGTTACCAAATCAGTTAACATTCGTATTACATCCTCAGGTTGGTTTTTAACCATAATACCCCAATATACTGATGCTTGCTCCTCCTCTTTGGATTCTTTAATTGGAGTTTTTAAATCATCATTGGGTTGTGATGTTTTTCCTTCTACCAAGTACTTTCTAAATGCTGTTAATTCTTTCATTATGTTTATATTGTTTTGTTTTTATTAAAATGTGAAGATACGAACCCTACCTCGGGTAGCCTACCTCCAAATATATTATTGTTTATTATAGTGTAATTATTTTATAGATTTTAGTTTTCAACTGGGCAAACTCCCCATTCTGGGTTAATAAAATACTATTTCGGTGTTGTTGCCAATCTATTTGGAATTTTGTATCTACAACACCACCATTCAACTTCTTAATTAACTCATTAAGTGAATTTATTGAATAGAGAGTATTAGACTCCTTCTTCCGATGTACCAGAATGGTATTATCTGGGATAGAATTAACATTACCCGGATCTACATTATAGGTTACAACGTACTCGTCTTTACCTACAATCTCTAAAACAAATATTTTATTATATATAATTGTATATTTAGATTGTATATCTTCAATAAGTCTATCAAGACCCTCTAAGTCTGTAAAAGTGCAAAATAATTTGTTCAAATCTCCCGTATTAATTAATTCCTGGATAACATCGTACCCTGAATTATACATATTGGGGTGTTTATTTAAAATCGTAATCATAACCTTGTTTTATTTTTATATTAAATTTGTATTTACTAAATATATTCTTTATACCCTCAATTAACTCAATTTCACTTTCATCCCAATCAAACAAAAAACTATCAAAAGTATAAAGTACTAACTTTGTTTTTTTACCCCTCAATACCCCTATCATATCCCACAATATTAATACATTCATCGATGTCTCTAAATTCTGCAATAAATAGTTAAATAATTTTTGTGGATTCATGTCTACCAACGTTTCCTTTTTATATACAAAATTAGAAATAGGACACATTATCTCCCCTTTACCTTCAAATTCACTCCAGAGTTCTTTTACGTATATACTAATACGTTTAAAAAATTCCAGATCTTTGTATTCCTTAAATACTCCTCCATATAATTGTTTGAAGGTTAATTCCTTGGATTTAGCGTAATCCACCTTATATAATTCTTGTAAATGAGCGTGAATATCCATAGAGGGGAAATTATAATCAATGAGCCTACAAGACAGGCTAGGATGGTAGGCACTAATATCAATATCAATAAATAGGTTATTGCTTGGGATAAAACTTTTTCTACATCCGTTTTTGTGGGAAAGTGAAGCATAATTTACGTTTTGGAATTTATTTGAGGGTCGTGTTGTTGTTGTTCTAAGGTTATATTGTGTGTATACTCGTGGATTATCAATTTTGTGGAAATGCTCTTCGAAGGTTGGTTTACATACTCGTATTCCATTCCGTTCGATGTAGTTAAATACCAAGGATACTTTAGTGTTAAAAAATTCATCATATTTTGTTTTAGGTCTGTTAATATTTGTTTTTAGATCTTCAAAAATTTGTTCGCACAATTCATAATGTTTAACAATAGGGATAAGTGTGTTTATGCAAATTTCATCCTTGTGTCTGTCATAAAATATATCGTGGGCTCTTGTGGTTGGTGGTATATACGTATAAGGGGGTGGGGTTATATCATAAAGGTTTTTAAGAGAATAATAATGTAACATTTCTTTCTTGTCTCGGCAATACAATATATTAAATTCGTTTAATAACGTGTATAAGTCCGTATCTAAAGCATTTAAACTTTCATGGTGTGAAACGCATACCATAAATCCTTTATGCGCGGTAAGTGGTCTAATATACACAAGACTAACTTTGTTTAAGATAGGATGGGTTGTATTGTTGTAGGGTATTACTTCCACAAATGCTTCTTTAAAACCACTGTTTAATAAAACTTTTAACTGTTCTTCTCCCTCTATGAGCCAATACATATAACCTATTTAGACGTCAATATATGACCTCTTTATCTAGTATCCACTATTTCTCGGGGTGTTTTTACGTATTGATGTTCCTACTTCATTACCCATACCCATTTTAACCTTACCCGCTACTTCACCCTCCTCAAAAGGAATAAGAGTATTGTGTAATGTTGGTTTATGGGATTTACCTTCCATTATTATACCTCGATTAGAATTAACATGGTAAAAACCGGCATAATTGTCATTAGTGGTTTCTACTTTTAGTTCTCCTCCAGTTGTGTTGTAAAAATTTGATGGTGTTGGTACAAAATACTTCACAAATTTACCTTTAAAATAAAAATCAAAACCAAATAAATTTTGTTGGGTTTCGGTTAACAAAACTATGTTTTTGTTTGTCCTATAAACCTCAATGGGGTTACCCTTAAGTTCCCAATTAATTCTAAAGGGTATAAATATTTGATGTTGAGTACTTGGGAGTTTTGAATTATAATTATTATAAGTTTGTTTATTTACCTCTAGATACAAGGGGGTGTTTGTTTTCTTTAAAAAATATCTTACAAATTCTCCGGTATTATATTCCTCTTTTGTTGGGTAAGGGGTAATCGTAGAGGGTGGTAGAGCTTGGGACATAGGGATAGATATAGAGTTTTGATATCTTAGTGGAGCTACGATTCCACTAGACAATGATGTATTCCCAAATTGGTCTATTTGTTGGTTATTTATCTCTTTAAGAGCTAATGGTTCGTTAGGACCCGATTGGGGGGTGTTACCAGTATAATAATTTCCATCAGAGGTTGCATAATAATTTCCTATATAGGTATTCCCATTACTTAGTAGAGAAAATTCTCCATTAGAAGTTAAATTTGGTGTTATTTGGGATAGTGGGTAATACATTTGTTGTTTTTGTTATGTTTATTGGTTTTGATACTCAAAATGCCATGTTTCCGCTTTTATTCTTTTATAGCCGTACCCGGGTGCATAGGTCATTAACCACTCATATTCCTTTGTACCAAATGTTACTAGGGTTGCTGAGGCATTTGCAAAATCTACTGCTCTACCCCAACCATGGTTTGAAGTGCCTGGAATTGCTGCTAGCTTTTTGCCTCCTATAACGATACATCTTGTTGTTGGGTCGGTATTAGAGCAGTTGTCTCTATAGACTCTTAGTTGGTCACGATAGGTTCTATATGAAGAATTTATTTTGAGAACTATACCTGCGGCTTCTGCACCCTTCAATAAATTATTCATGGCTAATGCCGCTCCGGGTATCATACGAATTTTTCTATTATCACTTTGGTTTACGCTAGTATTATATTTTGATGGGTTGTCTATAGATATTAAATCACTATCCTGGAGTTTGCCATTTATTCTATTTACGAGTAGATTTCTAGACTTTGAAAATGGATCAGTCCCTGGGGTTGTGGTTGTGGTTGTGAAAGTAATAGGTTCATCTGCTAAGTTTTCAGTTACTGTTTTTACTACAGAATTAAGGAATTCAGGTAAAGGTTGTTCTTTAGTTTTTGGTGTTGATACTGTAGATAGTGAAGTTGACCAATCATTATTCGAAATATTATGGTTGACTTTAGTAATTAAAAATTCTAGGGCATTTGGGTATTGTGGAGGTAAAAAGTCTTGTCTAATATTTAGTTTTTGGTATATTTTTATACCACTAATACCATTACAAGTTAAATCTAAACTAATAGGAATAAATCCAATTTTTGTAGAAGGTGAACCCGTAGCAGCATATATTGCATTATCTACTATATTAACATACCCCTTAAAACATTGTTGACCCTGTTTAATATATTCGTCATTTAAATGAAAATAATAATTATTCCGTACCACATTCCCATTTATTTTTCCCCTAAATCCTTGAACTAAATAATGAATATAATTATCACTAAAAGTCTTTAATGGTTCTTCTACTACGGCTTGGGATGCTTTGTCATTAAGATACTTTATTACGGAATCTACATAATCTCTCCATAAAGTATCACCATATCTTTCACCCGTAACGGGGCAAACTTTGATGTCTCTTCGACCTGTAGCTTTTTTATCAAATTTATAAGTCTTTTGGTTGTTAGTGCGCATTTTCAATTGGGAAATCGAAAAATATTTGACTGGGGGTAGTGATTCAAAATGAGTATATAAGATATTTACTTGGTCTGCGGTAAGTGGGAAAAACTTCTCACTTAAAGCATCATTTTTACTTTGATCTTCTGTTTGAGGGTCTTTATAGTTTTGTTGGAATTGATCTCTTAACCCCGAATTCCAATTAGAAAAAGCAGTTGCATCATAGTTTTTAGTATCAGTACCGTTAGCTGTTGCTCCTATGGATATCATAGCAGAAAGTTCTGGGGTTATGTTTGTTTTAAATCCAAATTCTCTAACAATATTGGATGTTATTACCTTTGATGTGAGGTTGTATCCAAACAACTCAAAGGCTACATCATCCGTAAATCTATCCTTAAACTTCTCAATATTTTCAATACCTTTGATTTTATTTTGATCTTGGATTGTAACTATATTATCCCCCAGTATAACAGGTTCTAAATTAGGTATTCCCCCTAATGCATTGTTTATTCCTTCGCATATACCTTGTAAAAATTTAAATAAATATATTTCTCCTTTAATTGTTTGTTTTTCTAAAAGACTAGAAACAAAATCATAATTCAGATAGATATTTAAAATTTGCCCATATATGACTACTCCTTCCTCTTTGTTCCATTCCTTCATCTGCTTAATAAACCCCCAGTATGTTTTTATACCATCATCATTATTATGAAGGTCAGTTTGGTTGTTTAGAGTTAAAGATTCTAAAAACTTTGGCTTTACTAATGCTACTCTAGGATCCAATGAAATCTGATTAGGGTAAGATGTCATTATCATTTCATCTTCATTAACCTCTATATTTATCATTCCCTCCCCCGATACTGATGGGATAGTGAATTTGTTTATCTTCGCTAATAGTTCACCTAAGGTTAGAAAATAACTATATCTATCGATATTTACACCTTCTCCTTCTTCTTGTTTTTTTGCTTCTGATTTTATGTCCAATAGTGCACCTACGTTATCACTCTTTAAAGAGGAAAATAAATTTAAATAATTACTACCTTCTTGATTCCATTTTCCCTCCCCGGTAATAATATCTGTAAACAAATCATAGGCTAGAGGAGACGTACCAGCATTAGTAACCATGGAAGTTTCAGATATGTTAGGGGAGTTAACGGCTTGTGTAAATGACTTAACACGATTGTTTATGTCAGATAATATTTTAAATTTTGAGGGGAGGTTTATTTTTAGAGATTCTATAACATCTCCAACCGATATTAAATTTAATGTAATATTGTAAGTTCCATCGGGGTCAAAATTCCAACTAAAGTTAGAAACTTTACCAATGAAACCATCATAATTCCCCTGATATATTTCCCTATATCTACCAACTGCTTTTATAAGTTTTGTAAAATTATAAGTGGTGGTATTATTAAACCATATATCCTCAGCCAGTGTGTTACCCATCCGTTGTAACTCACCTTTATTATTTATAAATTTATCATTACCCCATTCTAATAGCATGGAATACCCCAATCTTATATAAAGTAATTCAATTAATTGGAATTGAAAAGTGTTGTATGCTTTTATGTTAACTACTGCCTTTCTAATAGAACCCCGGTTTATAGCCTCTATATTAGCATCTATTAATCCTGGGGGTGGGGCTAGACCTTGTGAAGTGCCACCTAACCCATAAGCACTATTGTTCCATACACTGTTATCAGTGGATACACCAGATCTAAATGTATAACTTGTGGATTCTAAATTTGATAAGGAGTTAAATAGGACTGCTTTTTTAGCCAGCTTTTCATCCATGTAGTCAGAAGGAGTAGTAAGGCCTATATCTCCTAGCCTTCTTTCCCCATCTATTCTATTACCGAACTTTGTTATATCAAGCCCCTCGTCTACTTTTTTTAACTCAGCTATCATCTTTTCAGCTGTTATAAACCTAACAGAAGAAGATAATTTTAACCAAGCATTTTGGTTGTTTTGAACTTGTAACTGATCAACGGTTCTAAAATCATCATTAAAGCCTCTACCAGCAGTTCGTTGACGCATGTCTATTTGCTCCCTTACAAAATCATCAAATGATTCTCCTACTAAGTTTCCCATAACTTTTTATATTACTCCATTTAATAAATTATAATCTGCTTGTATAGCTCCGATATTAGTAGGAATTCTAATCTGAATTCCTAATGGTATATAATATGAATCTTGTTTTAAAAAGGTATTAGCAGTTGTGATAATCCACCAAAGTGAAGAATCATTATAATATTGTTGGGCTAAAATATCAAACCTATCTCCTTCTTCAGAGTATACATATATATCTGAAAAATTCAGGGGGATTTGAGGATATTTTACTCCCCTATAATAAGGTTTACCATTTGAACCTTGTGGTGTTTTTCTATTTAGTATTGGTATTCTATTATATCTATTCATTTTTATTATTTAGGGATGTAATTTAAATTTTGTTTATCACCTTCATAATTATTTCCTGTTGCCGCGGCAAGGTTAATATAATGTTCTTTTCCGTATTCTCCAACAAATGTTCCACCTGCTTCTATTGGTTTACCTTTGGTAAATTTATTCTGTTGTACTCTAGGTACGAAATTGTGAATGGGGATAAAATTAAAACCTGATACTTTAATAATCATAGGCATCTCTTTAACAGAAGGGTCAGTAGATATTTCATTACCTTCTCCCCCTATAGAGGTATTATTACTACCACCAGGTATTCCTACCTCCCAAGGTGATTCTTGAGGGATATCAAAATTAATCCCAGTCATAATTCCTACTTGCTCATATAAATATCCTCCTACAGTTAATGTAATAAGATTTCCTTGCATATACCCCGTGTTTGTTGAATAGTCGGGAGCACATACAGATGCTAAGTAATTTAGTTTTTGATACATTGGTATAAGCTCTTGCTTTGATTGGGCTGCTACAGTCCAAGCCATACTTACTTGTCTGTCAAACCCCCCATATTTATAGAATTTTTCTCCCCTACCCATGTAAGATTGGGATTTCCAATCTGCTGAGTAGTTGTCTCCGAAACTATCTATAAATGCCCTAAAATGGATATAAGTTTTCTTAGAAGGGTCTGTGTTGGATATTACACCTATTCTAAATTTAACTAAGTCGTTCTTAACATTGTCACCCGTTACACCCCCGGACTGGTATAAGGGGTAGGCGTTTATTTTATCTAGTGCATGTTTGTATTCAGAGTTGCCTTCTACTGTGTCTCTTAAATTTGACCCCCCTATTACTCTTTTACCAATAGTGTAACTTTTTAGGTTACCTCTTCTACCAGGATCTCCTAAGTTTACTCGTGACTCTATATTTTTATTTAAATATGATAATGAGTTAGGTATTTGTTCTGAGCCAGTAGGGAATAATAATTTACTAAAACCTCCTCCACCCTCTCTGGTTGGGTCTTGGTTTTTACTAAAGGGTATTGCTTCATTAACTTGTTCTTGAGTAAATACCTGTGGTAGGAGGATATTTCCTACACCACTTGTTAATTTACTATTGTTTGATTTTAATAATGTTCCAGGTTGATATACACTAGGAAATATAGGGGTAACACCATCATTATTAAATATGTTATTTGCTCCTATATAACGTGCTTGACTTGTAGGTAATAAGGTAGAAAAGTACATTGTGGACGCACCATAGGTAGATTGGATGTCCGATATGTTTTTGGTTTTGTTTAGACCAGGAGTATATATACTACTATTATATTTTATTTCCCCACTATTTATTTTAATGTTTTGGGAGAGTACTTGAAGGTTAGTAGTAGTAATACCACTAACTAAAGTATTAAGATTTATGGGAGAATTAGAGCGATATGTATATTGTAGTTCTGTGTTGTTTGTGTTGTTATTTACACCTGTTCTTTGGTCTCCTAACATTACAATGTTAGTTCGTCCAACTCCTAAAATTGCACCAGGTCCACCGCTATATGTGTATAATACATTATCTCCTTTTGTATTGTTGATTTTGTCTAACAGAGGTTCAAGTCTACTTTTATTACCCTCAGTACCACCAGTAAAAATAGTATTTAAATAAGTGGGTAAACCTAAAGGAGAATTACCGTTAGGAGAGCTGGGTGATGTTTTAATAAGAGGATTTAGACCTTGCTTGTTTAGATGTACCCCCAATGCGTTACCCGCTGCTTGACCTATTGTAGATAAAGGAGTATATATTCCTTGGTTTATGGAGATATTATTTCTTATAAATGAACCTATGGCACCAAAAAATCCAGGGTTTGTTGTTGTTTGAAAAGGTTCATAACCCGCACTTGAATTAACATTGGTTAAAGATAATATGTTTTGTTTTGCAATAAATAAAGGACCTCTAGGAGATTTAAAATCAAAAAACATTTGAGTCATCCTCGAAACGTCGTTTGCTGTTATTTTAGGTAATAGTGTACCTCCTCTTAATAAAAAATCCGGACCCCCCGTTCTTCCTACATCAGAAATGTTATCTGGGATGTTGCTTTTTATATAAGGTTGGTTGCTATTACCTCCTCCAAGTGTGTCTTTACCATACCTTAATGATTTAAGGTTGGTTGTCATATTAACTAAACCCATGTTTTAATGTTAGCGTGGAAGATTATTTAAATATCTTGGTGGTGTTGCCGGACCTTCTAAATTTGAAGGTTGTGGTAAAACTCCATTTAGTGGTCTTACAGAAGTAGATGATGGATTACCAATAGTAGAATACTCTTTATGTAAAGTAGACTGTTGAAAATTTGGTCGAGGTGGGGTTGTACCATTCAAACTTGTTGATACTGCTTGACCCGATAATAATTTGTTTAATAAGCTCATAAGTATGTTTTTATTATAAATATTAAATTATTGTACTTCGTATAACCCAACTGCAGATAATTGAGGTTGTTTTTTGTTTTGCATTACCAGTTGAGCTAAAAGGGAATTTGTCTCTTTATTTTCAGGTGCTTGTACTACTGTAGTAGCACCCCCACTAGGTGTATTAGCAGCCATTTTAGAGGCTCCTGGGAATGCTACTATATCATCATTTTTAGATAATTCAAATAAACCACCCTCTTTGGTAGATATTTGTGTTTTTCCGTCTGCTGGTGAGTTTATGTCACCAATTGATGATGCTGCTGCTATTCCTCCTACTAATGCTGCTACACCCGCAATAGCTAAGGGGATACCTATGGGCCCTAAAGCCATTGAACCCGTAAAAATAGAAGCAACAGCTACGGATGCTGCCTTTACTGCCATAATACTAAGAAAAGCTATAACACCTGTTAGAATTCCAGCAAAAGCAGTCATTCCTTCTTTAGATGACATAATAAAACCCGCAACATTAGCAAACATATCTACAATGGGAGCAAACATAGCACCAGTGGCCGTAAATAATTCATTAATTTTACCCATTGAAGCTTCCATCTTTTCGGAGGCTGTTGCTTGATCTAACATAGCTTTTAAACCACCATCTGCTGCTTCTTTTTGGGCTTGTGCTAAACCTACTTCTTTTATTCTAGCATTTAAAACTTTTTCTCTTCTTTCTGCTTCATCCCCACTAGCTCCTGCTATAGCTTCTTGCATAAATAAAGTTTCTGCTAAATCATCACGAGACATACCAACAGCTTTGGCTAAAGATTCTTGTTGAATTCTGTTCATAGCAGTGAATTCAGCTGAGTTTCCTGCTTGGTTTGCTATTTCCCGGGCTACCGTAGCAAAGTCATTGTTTAAGGCTGCTTGTCTTGCTTTTTCTAAATTAATATCCTTATTTAATAATAATTCAGCTTGTAACTCGTTTTCAATAGAGGATTCAAAATCTAACAAGCTACCTGCTATTGCATCAACCTTACTCATTTCCATTCCTAAAGATTTTGCAACTGTAACCGCTTCGGCTAGGGCCTTAGGATTTTTACCCAGAGAAAGTGTTGTTGCCGCTGAAAGTTTGCCTACTTCTTTCAGTACTTCTTTATTGTTAATATATAAACCACTAGATTCGTTTAAAGCATTTACCTGATTTAGTAAACTGTTGGCATTATCATCAAAGGATTCACCATTGGCCAAAGATAGCTTTTGTACTCCCATCAATTCATCATTAGTCAATCCCGCTGTTGCTCTTAACTTAGTAAAGGTTTCTAGTTGTTCATTTGAGAGAACAACGGATGTCCCTAATGATGAATTTATAGCTACTAAGGTTTCACCTAAACCCTTACTAGATACAAAAAGTTTATCAGAACCAAATGAAGCGTCCATCATACCTTGAGTAATACCCATAGCTTCACCATTACTAATACTTAAATTTTTAGCTATATCTCCAGTGGTTACCTGACTTCTATTAAACCCATCAGCTATTTTACCCACGATTACTGATATACCTTTTATGGATAATGATAGGATAGCTATAGGGTCTGTTAATAGGTCTTTTACAGATGCTCCCATAAGCTTAAAGCCCTGGTTCATTACTCTTTGCTTTTTTTCAGCAGCAGATAATGATGGTTCTGTTGTTTCTAACTTCTCTGTAAACTCTCTAAGATCTGCATTAATTTTATCAAACCCTAAACTTGAGGATAAGGCACCTAAACCTATCTTGCCTAAAAATCCTTCAGCCCCTTTTAGTAAAGATCCTGTAATCCCTAAACTATCATTTATAGTATTTATAAAGGTTATTTCATCATTTCGTAGTTGATTTTGACGTTCTAATTCTGAGGTGTTTTGAGCTGTGAAAAGTGCTTGTCTTCCTAAAGGTCCTAGTTTTGCGGTTTCCATTTCTAGTGCAAGTTCTGCCGCTATTTGGGCTGCAATTGAGTTGTCATATGCTTCATTAGAAATTTGTATCCCTTTTTCAGCATTTTTTAGTAAAGTTTCTTGTATTAATTTTTGTTCACTTAGTATTTGTACTTGTGATTTTGCCTGATTAAGTGTATTTAATTCTGGACCTGATATTGATGTGATTAAGGCATTTGTTACTTTTTGTGCTTGATTTATTAAATTTACATTTCTGGTTATTTGCTTTTGTATACCACCTATATCACTTAAACCACTTTTTTGACCTAAAATTTCATTTGTAATCTGTTTATTAATCTTAAGTAAGCTTTGATCAAAAGTAGTTCTTTTTGAAATAGAGCCTTGCATTTCCTTAACAGAGTCAACCAAAGCAGATGAAAGACTAACCGCATCGGCATCTAGTTCATTTAGTTTAGATTTAATTCTTAACCTTTCGGCTTCAATCCTTAAAAGCTCTTGAGCTTTATCAATTTCCTGTTGAGTGGCCATGAATATTTTTTATTATAAATATTATTACTTATAGTTTGTTTGACCTTTATATGCCTTACTCGCTTCGGCAAAAGATGGTGTGTTTATCTTACCATCGGGGGTTATTAGATTTTTAGTTCCTTTACTATCCCTAGATGATGGTTCGTTAGGTTTATTCTCTTCATCATAAAATAATTTTATTTCATTATAAGTGAATTTACGCAACCAAATAGGCATATTATATATAGTGGTGTAATCATAACCCCCCTTACCATAAAATAGTATTTGGTGGATCTGTGAGAATAGGTTTATTCTTACTTGTGAGGTGTTACTAGATGTCAGGCCAAAAAAAGTTAATTCCAATAGGAATACTTACCTCCTCTCCATTATCCAGAATATAATTTAAATTAACATCGGGTTGAGTAGCTTTAATATGCTCTCTAAGAGAACGTGAATCCATTGCTAATAAATAATTATCAACATATTCTCTAATTTCTTTGGTACCGGTTTCACCTCCAACTGATGTTATTATGTATTTTAAACGGGTAGATAATTCAGGTGAGGCATCTTTATATAATCTTTTAAGACCAGATACTTCGTTATCTATTTTAACTTCGTCATGCCCCGTTAAGATTTTATAAGTAATATCTACTCCTGTACTAGGTAGGGTAAAGTTGAACTCATTTTTGCCTGGGGTAATGTCTTTTTCATTAAACGGTTTATTTTCAAGAATCGATAAGTCAATAATTTGTTCTTCACCTTTAATTACTACTTTATAATTTTTACCGTATCCTAAAATACGGGTAGCAATTAAAACAGCATTTTTATCTCCAACTACTAAATCTTTTATTTCTATTTTGGATATAATGACAGAAGCTAATAATTTATCTAAAACATTACCTTTTTTAATATAGGCTTGATTTGATAAAATGTCTTCTTCCTTAGCTGTCATATATTTAATTTCTATCTTACCACTGGATAGAGGGTTATCTTTAGGATAAATCAATCCTTTAGATGGTAATTCAATTTCTTCTGTGGGGAATTTGTAATCACTCATATAATCTTTATTTAATTAAAACGTTATTTTGTTTATACATATATAAAATACAAAAAGCTTGACACGAAGCCAAGCAGTTTTGATAAATTATTTAATTGTTTTCCTAGAAGTTCAAAATGCAATAATCAGGTTGTACGGTTAGTGATATTTCCACAGCAGCACTTTCATCATCCCAACTGTAATCTCCGAAGTTTGCTTCAGTAATCATAGCTCCTTTGATAATCCATTCTGAAACGATATCACCTACAGGTCCTAATACGTTCATAGTTAAATCTTTTTTATAGAAATCACTATAACCATCTCTACCTGTTACTGATTCGTGGTGTAATCTAACCCATTCCATACATGCTTGTGCACCACTTGGAGTAATAGGGTCAAATAACGTCATTGAAATTGTATTCCAAAGTGTTTTACCTTTTACGTATCTTGCAACGTTGATATGGTTCAATTGAACTGTACCTTGGGTTAATGAAACTGCGCCCATACCTTTAATTTGGTATGAAGGGATTCCATCTACATACAGTATAAACCTATTCTTTTGTTTTGGTTCGAATGCTGTGTAAAATATTTCGTTCGGGTCTAATACTGCCATTGTTATATATTTTTGTTATAAATATTCTAAGTTATTGTTTTTATCGATTATACATATGATAGGAGGAGGGTAGATTGCCTCCTATTTATAAACCCATTTAAAACCATAGGCCGTTTTTGAAACACCCGTTAAACAACAACTAATGTTACTCCTTTTAAAGTTTAAACTATATGTGGAAGCGTCTTCTATGCTTTTAAACTCACGTATTACATTATTGTCTTTGTCTAATTGTTGTATGGGTTTATATTTTTTATCTAGAAAGGATTGAGGTTGTTTTTTACCTAATTTTCCTTGAGATATGGATTTACAATGGGAAGGGGGTAATTTTTTGCCTTTTTTCATTTTACTAATTTTTTCCCCAAACCCCTTAGGTTTTGGTTTACCCTTATTAGCTTTACGTAGTTTGTCTTTTCTATTATTATCTATTTTGAGCCAGGGTTTTGGGATACCTATGGTAGAAATTGAAATTTTATTACATATGAAATCATATTTTTTCTTACCCAACTTATGAATATTCCACCCCCCACTAAAATCCACTAAATTATAAAAAGAATCCGATTTTGTGGCATTGAAATGTGTAATCCAATATGACTCTTGATATGTTAATTCTTCATCAGAGTAACATACTTCTAAAATTTCTTTTTGAAAATTTTCCCTACCATATTTTTTAATATCTTCCAATAAGAGGGTACCACTCCCTAAATAGTTGGGGTTATTATGTGAATCCTTACCTATATACTTTTTACCGTTAATAAGATTTTTTGTTAAATATACAATCATAGAAATATCCTTTTACATTTGTTATATATATGTAAAAGGATATTAATATTAATATTCTACTAAAAGATATTATGAAGGAAAAAGGACCCCTGTTGGTAAAACATTAAAATCTAGTATAATAAATTCAGCTGTTTTTGTTGGTTGTAGATAAATTTGACCTACTAACTCATTTCTATCAATTACATCCGGTGAATTATTTGTAGAATCCATTACCACTTTAAAAGCATATAATCCTTGTCTTTGTTGTACCGATTCTAAGTAGGGGTTTACATTTGCTAAGAAGTTGTTTCTTGTGGCATTTGTATTTTGTTCAAATACTAGGTTATCTGATACTTGTGTGATAAATCCTTTAAGTGATATTAATAACCTACGAACATTTACTCGGTCTAATGCACTATCTCTTTTCTGTAGTGTTTTTTGGCCAAATACTACAACTCCACTTCCTGGGAATGTTGCAATTGGATTAACATTAGCACCGTATAAAGTATCTCTATTACCTGATGTTAATCTTCTTTCTGCTCTTATTACACTTCCTAAAGCCCCTCTAAGTAAACCTGCGGGTGCGAACCATGGATCTGATGACGCATCTGTAAATGCGTAAACTGCAGGAATATATGTAGAGGCTGGAGCCCATACTATTTGTCCTGTCTGTGCATCTAACGTTTGTAACCACGGCCAGTAAGTAGCGGCATATGAGCTATCAAATGCACTAGCAGCTGTTGTAACTGTGTTGATTGACGCGTTATAACCCGCGACATCAATTACTGCTATACAATCCGTTCTACCTTGGGCTAATGTTACTAAACGTGTTGTCTGTGAAGGGTGTAATTGTGAATTTAGTCCAGGTGCTGTTATTACATTAAACTGATAATCATCTGAATTACTTAATAAATTGATTGACTGTGTGTAGTCATTAGGCGAAATACCTTGTACGTTGTCTTCTGTTATATTTTCATTAAATTTAGCTACACTACCATTCATAAAATTAACACCCACAGCACCACTAAATGATCCTGATTGAACGAATGGTAAACTAGAAGTAAATTCTGATTTTGCAGCTCCATTATTATCAAAATAAGAAGGAGTTGGTAAATTTACCTCTGATACAAAAATATAAGAGCTTCTTTGTGGGTAGTTACCATTTGTTCTTACGAAAAAGTCGGTACCATCTTGCTCTATTGTAGAATAAGTATCACCAATTGCTTTTGAAATATAATTAGGTGCATTAGGGTCTAATGATAGATTACTATATGTTTCCAATATAGCTTTCTGTGTATTTGTATCATTTCCTCTTCTTACTAATAGTGAAAACTGACCTGAAGAAGTGTTTACGGATGAGATCTCTAATCTAAGATTATTAGCAGAACCACTATCTAGTGTTCCATTTGCAGAATCTGCTCCTTGTTCATTATTCATTATTACACCCTCCGATATTGTTTTAATACTAAATGAAGGGGTGTAAGCTAAATCATTAGTTGTTAGGGTGTATTGCACATTAGTACCACCACCTACATTAGCTCCTAATGATGATGATTCCATTACTACAATATCTCCTACTTCATATCCTGTTCCTGGAGTAGTAATTGTTACACTAGTAACTATTGAAGTTGTTGCTGATGCTAGTTGTGGAGCAATTACAACTGTAGCTAATGCTTCTGAACCATTATCACCTACAATTACTACATCTGATGTTGTTCCTCCTTCACTACCTGTAATATTGGGTGTGTTAGTTATTGAACCTAGTAATGAGTTTGTTCCTGCTTTTAAACCACCATTTGTCAAAAGACTACTAACTGAAGTAATAGCTTCCAAAAAAGAACCAGTAACAACACGTGTTACTAGTAGAGATTGTCCTCCTTGAGCAAAATAATTTCTTGCGGATATAGAATTTAAGTAGGTGTACTGCTGAGATCCACTTTCTACGGATCCTCCAAATATGGCTTCATATTGAGAGAAAGTAGATACACCTGTCGGGATACCAACAGGTCCCATAACTGCAGGACCTATCACGGCTGCTCCAAAGGTAACAGGTCTAGAACCTATAAAGGATGAATCGTTTTCTCTTGTTAATACACCTGGAGATATTAATGTTTCTGCCATTGTTTGTATGTTTATTTGTTTTTGTTTGTTATAAATATTAAAAAATATTTCAAAAATTTACTCTATTGGAACAAAACTTCCATCTTCTAAATTTATGTTACCTTCACCGTATTTATCTTGTAATTTTTTACCGGTTGCTTGTTGTTCTTCTAATAGAGTTTGAAATTCTTTTAGTAATTCTGTTTTTTGGCGAGTTAAAATATTTAATTGTAATTCTATATTACCTAACATTAAAACATTTTGGTTGTTTTGTGATTGATAATCTTGAAGTATTTGTAACTCTTCTGGTGATAACGTTTGACTTTTCATATATAAACTATTTTGATGATAAATATGTAAAAATTATTTAAAAATCGATGTCTTCGATATTATTTACGGTTTCTGTTGTTATTGTTACTTTTGCTTTTGAATTGTATACTCGGGTAGAATTTAATTCTTTTTGTATAGTATCGGGTAATATATATCCCCTTAATTTAATATTAAATGTGGATTTTACTAGCCTATCCTTTCCTTGGGTTAATTCTGTAGAAGTGGCAAAACTGTCTATGAAGGCTCTAAATTGAAATCTCTCAGGATTCCCCCAGTAAGCATCGGATGCATACTCACATGCTTCTATTATTTTATTTAGTTGCTCCATATAGTAAGTTTGAATGATAACACTATACTCTAGAGTAACATAATCAGGTTGGGCTACTATATGAAATTTTTCTACTGGTTTTCTATTGTTTAAAGCACTAAAGTTACCATAAATATTTTTGGAACTAAATTCTTTAGACCATTGCCCATATAAGTTAGGCATATTGGCATCTAGTTTATTGGCTATCGATCTATCTTTAGTTAGAGAATCTCTTTTTATTACTATAATAGGAAGCATAATCGCCCCACTTTTATCTCTGTAATACCCATCACGCTGGAATGATTTCCATCTTTCAGGAGCACCATATATTATAGGTACTTCTCTACGTTCTCCATTTTGATAAACAAAAGGCTTAATTACATTCTCAAAATAAAAAAACATGGCTTCATCAATATCCTTTATACCAACCGAATATTGTTTAGTAGTATCATTTTTAAAGCTTATTTGTGACGACCTATTAATATTAACACCAGTTTCAGTGTAATTAGGGTTTGAAGGCATTATCGAATCATTGGGGTTACCTAATGATCCTCTGTTTTCTATTCCTTCAAAAGCTGTTTGCTTGCTGGTACTTAAGGCTAATTGAGTTTTTGGTATGGGTTTTCTAGGTTTTGACATTACATTCTTTCAATGTTAGGGGATATTGCTACTTTATCACTTGGGATATAATATGTTGCTACTAATATGGATATTACGTTACCAAATTTTTCTAAACCAGGGTTTAGTGGGTTTGGTGTACCATCGGAATCATTATTGGGATATTGTGGGTTTTTACCACCCCAATAGTAGTTAGCAATAGTGCCTTGCACTCCATAATACTTATTTTCGTATAATACAATATCTCCTATTTGAGGTTCAACATTTGCATCTACTAAATCATCTCTAAAAAAATAAAAGCTAATGCCTTGTTCAAATTGTACACCTTCTTCTCCTCCTGAATATTGTTGATCCTCTCTATCTATTAAAACATTAAACAAAAAAGGACCATTATAGTATTTTTCTTCGGATGCCTCTCCATAAAGATTTACCTTAGTTTCTTCTAATTTGAACTGATATAAGGCACATTGTTGGGTTATAATGTTCCCCATCAACTCTCTATTAAATTTTCGTATAAGAGAAACGTCTCTTTGTCCCGTAAACATTGCGCACATACTATCCTATAAAAATTGTGTAGGGAACTTTTTGCAATTCCAACATTTTTGATTCTCCTTCTTTAGCTCTTCTCTCTAATAAAGCCATTCTAGATGTTTCATCTAAATAAGTTCTTAATCTTTCAATTAAAGTAGATTTTTCAGAGGTTGCTGCTGCGATTAAATCTGATTGATTTAATGTTACATCTGAATTAGGGATGGGTATAGTACCGTATTTACCTCTTACATACCCCAACATTTCTTTGGATAAAGCTAAAGTATACTCAAATATCCATTGTCTACCAACGGAATTAATTTGATTATAGTTAGGATTACCATATGGAGAATTTGATACATTAGTAACGTTGTTGGGTGTTTGCTTAACCGCACCCGTAATTCTTTCATCTCTTAAGATATATTCAAACCATATTCGAGAATCGGTATTTTCACTAAAAGAAAAATTAGGAATTGGGAATATTCTTAGGTTATCATTTCTTATTTCGAATGAGTATTGATTCCTTCTAATAGTTTCACTCATTTCTATTTGCTGAATTACTGCTATGTCATAATTTAAGGGGGCCATTAGATAACCTCCTTCAGCTCCAAACCCACCTAGACCCATTACTCCAGAGGCTATAACACCCCCAAAACCAAAACCATTATTTGTCCCTAGGAATCTTGATGCTGCTGGGTAATTGGTTTCATAAAATACTTTTTTTACTTCTATACCATGAATATATTCTGAACCCGTAAGTCCACTAGAGGTCATGAATGTTGAAAAATTATAATCTTGTACACTAGAAGTTAAAGCAAACGAACCTGAATAATGTGGAACATTTCCTCCACTACCTGCTTCGGCTCCATATTGTTCAGATAACCTAACTATTGGCTCAAAGCTTGGTGTTATAAGTGCAGTATTTAAAAGGGATGCGGTTGGTAACCCATCAATAGATAATTGATTATCTCGTATTTTATACGCATAAATTTCGTTACCATATGTGGTTATAGCCTCCTCGAATGCTGTAAAAAATGACCCCGACTGTAATTCTACATCTACTAGGGGAAATCCCATTCTTTGAGCACAAAAATTAGCGACTTTATTTGCATCAACAACAAAATCGGATTGTGAATCATAGAAGCCAAATGGGGTTTGACCTGGTGCAAATGTACTTACTCCGTTCCAAATTGGTATGTTCATATTTTATTTTTAACTTAGTGGTTATTGCCTTATTATACATATTAAAAAAGGATAAAAAAACCCGACCTAAGTCGGGTTTAATTATCAATAATATACTAATTTTTAATACTATAAAGTATTTAAACCAGCTACCTGAATAGTCGCATAGAATTCTGGACGAACCATTTTCTTAGCATAACGAGTAAGTAAACCTTTTCTCGGTGTGAAAGTTTCTGGGTCATAGATAAGTGGAGTCATTATTAATGGAATGTAAGGTGCAAAAACCGCGCCTGTTTCCAAGAATTGAGATCCTCTAAATCCTAATAGAATTACGTTTTCAGTCATGTATGGGTTTTTGTACACTTTGTAACGTCCGTTTAATTGACCTACTTTTTGTACACCAAATGCATAAGTTGCTTTAGCAGCATCACCATCAGTATCAGCAGCAAATCCTGGGATTGATTCCATGATAGTTCCTACAGCTGGAGAACATACTAGGAAGTTTGCACCACCTCTTAATGTTTTCTGGTGGATAATGTTACTTAACTTTTGGATTTTAGTTCCTAATGTTTGGAACCATTGTCCTTGAGAATTAAAAAATCCTAAACTATCGTTAATGCCTCCCCCAGATGTAATTGATTGATTATTTACGGCAGACCATACTTCAGTTCCTGCTGCTGCATTTTCCATCAACATAGAAAGTATTTCTAAATCTATTTCTAGGGAGATATACTCACTCAATATAGAAGTTAATTCAGCCTCGGCATCTAAAGCATGGTAAGCATTTAAATCCTGTGCAAACTCTGGAGTCCAAACAGCTTTTAGCTTACGAGTTTTCGCTACAATGGCAGATGATTTCATCTGAACATTAATTTCTGGAATAGCGATTGAAGGTGAGTTTAGTGAATTTGGTTCTGGGTTATTGTCTTCAAAATCTCCTCTAAATTGATCTGTTGGTTGAATTTGATAAACAACTGCAAAATTCTCAGCTGCAATTTCTGCTATAGTAGCTTCTGTTGCTGCCTTAGAAGCTATAAAAACAACATTACCATCAACTTGCTTTGTAAAAGCGGATACTTGAACACCTGGTGTTCCTTGTTTGTAGGCATCTGCACTATTTCCTGGTACTAGTTGAAATGCTGCTACACCATCTTTGTCTACAAAATCTAAATCAGCTACTGGGACCAATATCTTCCAATATTCCTGGGCTTGTGCCGATGCTGAGAAGTTAGAGTCATAATTCATGTCACCCCAAGTAGCTACTGTGGCTACAAGACCAGTTTCAACTGACTGTGTATTGTTTACAGAATAACCAAAACGACCTGCTCCGAATAATCCACCTTCTGTTTCATTTCCAAATGGTGCTGTTTTTGCAGAAGCATTACCATATAAAGAAGATCCTGCTGCAAATGGTGTTTTGTCACTTCCATATTGGAAATCTAGGAAAAATACAAGACCTGAAGGTAGATTCATTGGTTGAACCGAAACGAATTCTTTCGCTGCGATTTGTCCAAATACTTTTCTTACTAAAGGCAAAGCAACACCAGCCCACTGACCACCTGTGTTAACAGCTGTTTGTGATTGGAATGTACCTGATGATGCAGCACCACCACCTGTTTGGGATGATTCTACTACCAACTGCTTAGCTTGGCTTTCTAATATGATACTCATGTTAGTTTTGTTGGTGCCTTCTAGACCTTCTAGAAGACCTGTTTTTGCCCATTTTCCAGATAATCTGGCCGCATCAGACTGCATAGTATGATATGGGTTTGCGCTTTCTAATAATGAATTTAAGCTCATGTTGTTTGTTTTTTAAATTTTAAATTGTTTTTTAGATTAATCCCGCTAGCTTACGCATACGATCATATACCTCGTTTGATTCTAGAATTGGTTTTCTACTAGACTTTGGTTCTAAACCACTAGCCTTTGAAGCTAAACCTCTTCTAACTGATTCATTAACCCTTGAATTTGTAGTAATATTTACAATACCTTCATTTAATGTTTCATAAATGGCTTTTGCTTGTTTAACATCAGTGGCATTATCAAAAGCTTTTAATACCTTGATTTTTTTACTTTCAGTTAGGTTTTTAGCTTTAAAAATTTTATTAGTATAAAGCAATTTAGCGTTTAAGAGATTAACTTCTTGAAGTTCTTGTCTAAGTTCATCCATTCCGTCCATTTCTTCAGCACGTATTGCTGATCCTGCGGCACTACCTAATACTTCTAAAGCTTCTTTTGCTTTTTTAGCCATAGGGCCAGCAGCATCTACCAATTTTTTTAGGCTACTAACTATGTTTTCAAAACCTCTTGCAGCGGCATCTGATCTAGCATCCTCGCCTAGTTCAGAATCTTCATTGAGTATTTCATCGATTTCTACATCCATATCTTCCATGTCATCCATGTCTTCCATGTCTTCCATATCTTCGGATTCAAAATCGTCTCCGGGCTCAATTTCTCCTGATGCTACCATATCCTTAATAACATCCTCTATAAAGGATTTAAGGTCGTCTTCTGATAGGTCTTCAAGATCAACATCCTCGTTGTCCATATCCATATCATCGTCTCTCATATCATCTCCCATATCCATATCCATTTCTTCTTCCATTTCTTCACCATCCATTTCCATTTCAGCTAATAGTTCTTCAAGGTCAAAATCTTCCTCTTCGCCTTCTTTAACTTTTTTGGTTGGTTCTGGTTTTTTCATGTCGTCTTCATGGTCCATCTCTTGCAGTTTAGCAGATAGTTGGTTTTTTAAATAGGGGGTAAAAGCTTCCTCTAGGGCAAGTTTTGCATTCGCAATAGCGGTTTCTTTAACTGCTTTAGCATCGGCGATTGCTTCTTTTAACAAATCTCTGTTGTTTGTCATAATAATCTCAAAATTTAGTTTGTGAAATACGGTTATTAAGAACCGTAATAGAAATAATATTTACTTAACATCATATAAGAATAATCATGATGTATTACAGTCATACGTATGTGGTAACTTATTAAGAACACAAAAGACGCTAAAATAAGCGTCTAATGTTTCTAATCCGTCGGTAGCGTCCGAAGAAAAGTATTTATCTAATAGCTTGATATCGAGGTAGTTCTTCTTTAATTTTTTCTAATTGTTTATAACTTGAAGTAAATAGTCTTTTTATTGGGGGTGTATTGGTATAATATTCCCCAAAAAATTTAAGTAAATCTACTAAAGTGTTATCTTCTAAAACTTGGTTTAATTCTTTCTTTTTTTTATTAAGGAAAGAAGGAATATTTTCTTCTCCAATTTCCCCTTCCATTAAGTACTTTCTAAAGGTGTTAAATTCTTCCATAATTTTAATTTATTTTATTTTATTTTATTGTTATTTTACTACCTTTTTTTCTATTTTCTTGGACTGTTAAGGGTTGGGTATTTAGATAATGGAAATATTTAAAACAATCTTTTTCATTTTTAATTAAAACTAGGGGTTTTATGTGATCTACTTCCCAATAAACCCCATGATTACCCCAACTCATTTTTTGGGAAAATTGGGATTCTAAATGATGTTTGTATGTTGATACGTCACATCCTAAATACTTTAACCCTGAGTGGTTTTTGGTGATATTATCTTTTTTTATTACTTCATTAACTCTTAGTCTAGTAAGGTATTTTAGTTTATATATAGGATCTGTTTTTTTTCTACTCCTACTATATTTTATATTTTGTCTTGTTTCTTTTTGGTATTGATTCCATTTAATATTACAACAAGGTCTACAATTACTCCCTACTCCAAATCTTCCATTTTTACTAGGTTTAAACCCATTAATGGGAAGTTCTTTTTCACATACAGTACATACTTTATGTCCTTCCCTTAGATTTTCTTTTAACCTAATTGACTTTTTAGAATGGTAATGTTTGTTGTGGTGGGTGTGACAACATTCTCTACACTCTCTCTGTATGCCATCCTTTCGTGTAGAATTTTTATTAAAATCCTTAGTATTTTTTTCATTTTTACAAGTGGGACATATCTTCAACATATTATATTTTATTATACATATGTAAATGACTTTGAAAAATTACATTGGATTAAAAAATATTACAAGAACCTTTTGAACAAAGGATTTCATGGATTATTTTGTTTACTCTTGTATAACTATATTGAGGTAATCCTATGTCTTCTTTAATTAGACTCATGTATGAACCTGGGTTTGAGGGTGTAGACACGAAATCCCAGCAAAGTAGTTGGAAATCGTCTTGTACTTCCATTACACCTTCTTTTTCTTCTAATGAACCCATACCCCGAGATGATACACCTACTGTTACACCATTACCTACAAGTGCTTTTAATATGTTACCTGCTGGGGTTGGTAAGACTTCAATTTTTCCTATAATGTCATTACCTTCCCATCTATATCCACTAATAATATGTGATACATTTTGTAGATTTATTACTTGAGACTCTGGATGGTCTAATTCTCCCATAGAACGTCTTTGTTCTATTAATTCAGAGTAACGGTCCATTTCTCTCTCCCATAATTCCTTAGAATAATATCTACCGTTTCCGTTTTTAACTTCACAAGTAGCTAATATTCCCTCAACGATCATATTACCGTTTTCCGCGTTAACACTTTCGGTCAATACGGTAGGGGCATAATTGATTTTATGAGTTTCTATTAATAGCTTTCTCATGTTAATTTATTTGTTTACAGAATATTCTCCTGTTGAAGTACCTACTTTTTTAGGATCTCTTTCACCTGCAGCTCCACGTGTTGGGTTGTTTTTATCATTCCAACTTACGGCATCCATTTCATCAACACTATCTAAATTTAAATAATAATTTTCTTTTTCATCCTCACTTTCAAATCCACCATCTACATCTTCATCTACCATTTTAGTTGGGGAGTAACTTTTACCACATGTTTTTTCGTAGATTTTCTCCATTTGTGATTTCTTCTTTTCTAGAAGCTTAATGTCCCTAGCCATTTCTTTCAATTTAGATTTATCCATTAAATCCAACATATTTTCATCTTCATTAATACCAGTCAATCTATCTTGCTTTTCGTTAATATGATTAGTTAAATACTCTAATTGAGCTTCCATTTTAACTGCTTCGGCCTCGGCTCCAATTTCTGCCAATTTAGCATCTATTGAATCTTTTTTAGGTTTTTGTTTTTTATCAGATGCTGCTTTTTTCATAGTTTCACCCTTGTCACCATCTCCATCTAAATCTAGGAAGTCTGGTTTTGCCTTTTCATCCATAGGAAGTGGTTTTTCTTCATTGGATTCGGTATATAAAGAACTATGATATTGGGATCCTACTTCTTGCTGATTATAATCTTCAGCCATCATTTTTCTAATTTCTCTCCCGGACTGTGAGGCATAGGAATTTGAATTACCTGATGTTACTACTCCTCCTAATCCTTCTTTAATTAGTCTCTTGTAAGTTGATTCTTTTAATGGTCTCATTTTAGTATCTGTTTTTTTTAATTTATCACTATATCCGCTACCCCCGTAGGTTTTGCCTGAATTTTCGTATACTTCTGGTTCTGTATAACCTATACCTACCCCAAATTGCCCATTCTTTATGTAAGTTAGTGGGTCTTTTGCTAGGTTTTTAATTACTTTTTCTTGAGCCTTTTCTAAAGATAAAGAAGGATCTTCTTTAAGTTCAAAATATACACCGTTCATCATTTCCTGGGCGTTAACATTATTAATATTATCCTCTTTGGGTGAGTAATCATAATTACTCTTATCAATATTTTCTACAGGGTCTGATACTTTTTTTATATCCGCTTTGATTTTTTCATCCTGTTCTTCAGTATTAATCTTTTTATCCTTATTGATGGCAGGTTTTAATGATTTTGCTCTCTCTTCGTTAACAAAATTTTCATATTTATATTCCCAAGATTGTTTGTTAGGGTTAAAATCCTCGGATGTTAACTGGGATATAGGTTTTAAAGTAATAATACCACCTATATTTTCGTTAATTTTGCTTTTGCTTTTTAATATTTTTTCAGCATCATTATAAGAAGTTATGTTTGATATTAAATTAGGATAAGTAGACTTTGCCTCCTTTAAAAATAAATCTTTACGGCCTTTGCCTTCTTGGATTAAATTATATTGTTCCTGTAGTGTTTTCATAATAATGTTTTAATGTCTTTTATAAAGTCTTGAATTAAATCTGTACCTGTTACTACAGAAAAACTTTCTGGGTTTTCCCTGTAGTATTTTATTGTTTCTATTTTTGCTTGTCTTAAAGGTTTAATCAAAGATAATAAGTCTTCTTCTATTTTACTAAAGGCTTTAATTCTTTCCTCTTGAAATTTTAGTTTATCTTCATTTTCTTTAATTATCATACCCTTATACATATTAGAATATACTTTTAAATAGATTTTTGTTATTTAGTTTTGTTGAAAAAGTCATTATATGTTTGATTTGTGAAATCATCAAGCACATTATCTATCCTATCCTCTTCCTGTCTATATGTTTGGTTACTTTTACTTGCCTGTTTCAAATGTTGAATGTATTCCCCTGCACTATCACGTACCCATTGAATTATGTCACTTTTTAAAGAATCGGGGGGTGTATTTGCTTTAATATCTTTAACTATTTTCTTCTGTATTTGTTGTAATTTATTATATATTTTAGATTCAGATTCTTCTATAGATTTTTGTTTTTTAGTTAATTTAAAGGCATAAGGTGTTAGATAGGCACCAGCACCTCCGGAGGTTGACATTTCTTCTACGTCTTCTTCTCTTAAACCATATTTTAAATTTGACTTAAAAATATCACTCATGCTCTCACTCTGATCTACTGCGTTCTTGATTTCTTGCATTACCTGACCTACAGTCATTTTTCTACTAACCATATTTTCTATAGCTCTAGTAATCATTTGCCGGTCACCATCAATAGCAGCCTCATTAAGTGATTCATTCACCCCCACAGATTTTTTATATTCTTCTGGGTAGTTATTTCTAACGTGTGTACGTATTGTATCTTTTGTTAATGAAGATGATTTAACATCACCCACTTCAATTTCTTTAAGTTTGTATTTATATGCCATTAGATCTTTTAAGTTCATTTACTAGTTCATAATATTGTAACAAATCAACTAAATTGTTGTTATCTACTTTATCTGTTTTATTCAGTTCAACTAAAAATTTAGAGATTTCAGTTATTTTAACTTTAGTAGCAGAATCCTTTATGTCGTTAATTGATTCTTTTAAAGAATTTTTAAGTTCGTTTATTTTAGTATTATAAAAAATTCTTAAACCCGGGGTTGAATCTACAGAATTAATAAATTCCTTAAGTACTTGTTTTTGTTCATTACATAACCCATCATACTTTTCATTAAACTTTTCTAACAATATTCTATAGGTTAGGGATCTTATATCCTTATCATAAGTAATAAATTCTGCTAGTACTTCGTCATCTTTAGTTGGGGTTATTTCTTTTTTAGTTAGAAATTCTAATATTGTAATTTTATTAGCAATTAATTGGTCATTATTTACAACATTTTTAGAATTAACACCTTCTATTAAAGTATATAGGGCTGCTGTTTCTTTATAATTTTTAATTTGAGACCCAAAAAAAGTATTTAAATCATAATGAGATTTTATTTCATTAATTAAGTTATACTTTTGTCTTTTTAATGCACTCCTATTAAATGCCTTAGAATTATCAAGAGTTGTGTTCAAATATATAGAAGCTCTTGCCTCACTTAATGTTTTAGATTTAGTAATAGTTTCATATAACCTGTACTCACGACCTAATTCAGTTTTTGTAAAATAAGTTTTTAATAAGTTAATAGCTTTAGAATCTTTACCCGATAAAGTGTCTGATGTTATCTGTCTAACAAGCAATTCGAATAATATACCTGTATTTTTATACTTTGAGTGGGTAATCCTATTATTGTTCTTCATTTTTTGTAATTAAAATTAAATCTCCTTTTGTTTTTTGATTATTAAAGTATATTTATTTATAAATATTAGGATCTTAATCGAGATTCATCAAGTAGTGAAGAATCTGCTTTATCTTGTTCAAATATTAGCTGTTTTTTATCTAACCCTTTAAAGATGTCTTTATTCTTTAAAAAAGTAATTTTAGGATCCTCAAATTCAGACAATCTAGGTTTAGGGTTTCCATCATTTTTATCTGTTCCTTTCATACCCTTAACACCTAAAGGATCTTTACCAAAATTATTATCTTGTTTTCCTCGGTTAGTAATACCATCTTTAGGTCGACCCATTTCTAAATCATCAGAATACCCATCAGGTACATTAGAGGGATCAGACATTGTTCTACCTTTACCATATAATGAAGCTAAATCATGTGGGGTTCCGTAGGATTGACCACTTTCTAAAGGATCATTACCTTCTTCCTGTATTTGACCATTTCTAAATTTACGTTTAGAATCTTCACGAACTAAATCTCTATATTCCCCAATTTGATCTTCACTAAAGTGATAAACATTATCATATATCCAATCAGAAGGCACTAAACCTTGCTCTAACAATGTTCCTGCTAACTCGGATTTAGATTTCATTAGCTCAATTCTTTCTTGATCATAAATTATAGAAGGAGTTGTCATTGACAATTCAAAATTTGTTAAAGCTTCATCTCTATGTCCCTGTGTGTATAGATGAACTAATGCTATTTTTTGCAATTCTGATAGTAGTATTCTTTGTATTCTATCAATAGTACGAGCAAATCTAATATCCTGTTGTGCCAAAGTAGATTTACCTGCTTCTCCTTCCCCGTAACCCATAAAAGATTTAGGTACTTTTAAGGCAGCAAATAATTTTTCTCTTAGATATTCAACATCTGCGATACCATCGTATTGTAGGCCTGGAGTTGTTTCAATTTTTGTTGCACTGTCACTTCCACGAACCGGAATATAAAAATCTTCTAACATGTTTTGCATGTTATATTTTAAATTGTATTCTCCGGTTTTTTCATCCATCATAGGAGCACGTTTCATGTTTGTTATAGTTTTTTGCATAAATGCTTCTACTTCATTAGGAGGTATAGCTCCAACATTTACATAAAATACTCTTTTTTCGGGTGCTCGGGCTATTCTATGAATAAGCATAGCATCCTCCATTAAAGTATACTGTTTGAACAATTTTCTAGCGGGTTCAATATAAGATCTACCATAAGGTAAATAATTAACATCACCCACCATTCTAAAATGAGCCATTTCGTAATTATCATATACTATACTACTTCCATCATCATCTAAACCACGGGAGCTTGCTGTTCCATAATATCCACTAGAGGAAGCACCAGAAAAACCTTCAGGATTCCATTTAAATCTTACTTCCGAGGGGTTATCAGGATTTGACCCTTCAACCCTTTCAATATGATAGGCGGTATAGGGTATAACATTATAAACACCAAATTTTTCAGCTATTTCTAACTTTAAAAAAAAGTCACCATATTTACACATCTGTCTAACCCACATCCATAAATTAAACTCTACGTTTAACACATCATAAAACAAGTTGTATAATATTTTCTGTGTATCTTCATTTGAACTTCTAATTTGAAGTACTTCTCCCATATCATTTTTAAGTGTGGATTCATCCGCTATAATATCAAGAGAAGAAGCCACAATAGCATCAGTATCCATTACATCATATTCTGAATACAATTGAGTCCTAAGGTACTGATAATTTAGATTAAATTGAGCCCCGTATAAGGAAGTTGGTGCCGAAGAATAAACTTTATTAAATCTGTCTATTACAGAGTTTGTTTCATACTCTCCGCTAGACTGAATGTGACCCGAATCTATGACTTTAATTTGATCTCCTCCTACATTTCGTATTACTACATCAGTAGAAAATAATCGTTTTAATTTGGTAAATACACCTTTATCTTCCATCTTTAATATTTATTATTCATTATTGTTTATAAATAGGGTTATAATAACCAAGTAATATCTTCAATACCCCCTTTATCATTCTTCATAGAATAAGGATTTACTACTTGTTGTCCGTATCCAGACCCATAACCCCCGTGATATGGAGTTCTATTAACTGTCATATTATTCAATGACTGTTTTGTTAAATCTATTCCTCTTTGTTTAAATTTTAATGCTGTATCTCTAACATACATCCCCATTCCAAATGCCATTACTAAATCATCATTATATCCACCTTGAGCCTCTGCTCTACCATTTTTCCAAATAAATACTTTCATTTCTTCAATCAATCTTTTAGATTGAATTGTTACTCCCTTGTCATTAATGTATTCTTGAAACTTACCTATTACCATAGGTCTTGTTTTTGAAGACATAGTAAAACCAGCTACTAATTTTGAGTTATCTTGATATTGATCAAAATACGAATCAGCATTGGTTTCTCCACTCCTTTGTGAATAATAAAGATTAGAATAATTTCTATCTATCGCTACTTGTATAGTTGCCCATCCTATATTAGCATTTTCTATTACAAGTAAGGCTTCATTATATTCAGTAGCTAAACCAACTAATAAATGTCCAAATTCCTTAGTACCTATTTGACCTTTGTACTCAGCAACTTGAACATTATTTTCAATATCCATTACGTGGCAGGTAGAAAAATCTTTTCCATCCCCACGAGCAACATCCGCTAGAACCATATAGGATCTTGAATAGTCAGCATTTTCCCAAACCCATAGGTTTTGGTCTACACCCCTACGTTCTAAAGGATCTTTAATAAATGATTTTTCGTAATATTCTAAATGTTCACTGTAAAATACAATATCACCTGATGTACTGAAGTCACAATCACATTCTTGTGCTGCTAATCTAGGGTCACCTAATAAGTTATCTTGAGCATCTCTCCATGTTTGGTTTCGTTCTGGGTGAACATACCATGGAAGTTTAATTGGTAAGAAATCGTTTTCTCCGGATTCTGCTTTAACCCATGTTTGATGAAACCAATTACCAGTACCATATGGGGTAGATAGTACAATAGCTCCACCTCCCGTAGCTAGAGTTTGTTGTGCAGAAGCCCACGTTTCTGCAATATTATCAATGAAGGCTGCTTCATCAATTATTAATAAAGATACTGCCTCTGAACGAGCAGCATCGGCGTTTGAGGATTTAGCTTGGATTTTTGACCCATTAGTCAATCTAAGAGATAATTTATTATTTTCTACAGCATCTACCTTTAACCATGATGGTAGATTATCCCACATAAACTGTACCTTGCTAACTAAATTTCTTGCTGTTGCTTGTGTTGTTGCAAGTGCTAGTATGTTTTTATCCTTATGGAAATTCATTAACCAAAGACCGTAACCTGAAACCAAGGTTGATATACCTAGTTGTCTAGATTTTAAAATAGCACTATAATCGTTGTTTTGAAGTAACGTTAGTACCTTTTCTTGAAATGGGTACAGATTAAACTGTATGCGACCACGTTGTGGATGTTGTATATAACAATACTTACGCATAAAATATACTGGGTCTTGGCAGCATTTAAGATATTCCTGACGTATTATGTGTTTTATATCACTCATATTATTTTAATAAGTAGATTGTACCCACAATTGCTATAATACCTACCCCTCCTACTAATCTGGTTTTAAATTTTTGTTTTCTTAATGAGGATTTTAATTCTTCATTTAAACTCTCTGCTAATTCAAATTGAGATTTGTTAAGTAACAATATGGAGTTGTAATTATTTACCTGTTGCTCAAAATTACTAATAATACTATCTTTTAAAACAATTTTATTTTCTAAAAAAATAACTTTAGTTGAAATTAATAATAATTCTTCTTTAAAACTATCACCCTTTATTAGGTCTTTAATTACTAATCTTACTACTGGTTTTTTTAATTGAATCAAGGTACTGTCCGTAACGATTTGTGAAGAACATATTAAGTTCATCATCACTAAAAGAATCAACATTGTTAATCTTTTCATTAGTTTGCTTTTTTAAAGTTATTATTTTTTCATCTTGTAAGAGTATTGATTTATCTAAATCTATTACTTGTAAATTTAAAACGTCAATTTTATTTACTAGGTACTTGTTTGTTTTTTGTAATGAATCAGATTTTGCCTTTAAGATATTTATTCTGGATTTGTATTCATATTCACTACTAGTAGGTTTGTTTGGGGTAAAATATAACACATAAATAAGAGATAAAAATATTGCAATTAAAACAATATAGAGATTTCTCTTTTCCTTATAAGGTTCTTTATACCACATCTTTTTCTAACTTAGCTACTAAGGATTCTAGTTCTTTTTTCTTTACTGTTTGTATTTTTAGCTGGTCCTTAATTTTTTCTTTCTCAACACCTTCGGCACTACTATACTTACGAGCTATTGACTTCATTTCGGTAGTAATATCCTTTAAAGCTTTTACAGCCACATCTAGTTTTTTACTCTTACCACGGGATGCATTTGCAGACTTGATGGCTGATTTTTCATCATCATCATCTTCACTCTCATTTAACCCATAACTACCTGCTGCATCGGTTATTCCCTGAATGAATCCCATTTTAAAATACTTAAAGTCAGGTCTATTTTTAAATCGGGATTTTATACTTTCAAAGTATTGTTCTCCTTCTTCATATCCCATTTCTTCTAAATCAGCGAGTCCTATATTTGCTTCTTCTATACCTGCTTCATCTTTGGCTTTTTTTAAGTCTTGAAATGCTGTAGTTAAATCATTAGTAGATTTAATAGCATCTTCATTACTTTCAGATAATGAAGATAAAATGTTCTCTTTAATGTAGTCTTTTAATTCGGATTTTTTCATTATTTTAATATTAAGTTATGTTTTGTTATAAATATGTTACAACTCCATAATAGTTAAAATTTGTTGAATACGTTCATCGGTAGAACCCGATATTTTTTCAACTTTACCGGCTTTATGACCATGTTTTTTAACTAATGACACAATTGTATGATCAATTATACTTCTATAATGTTCATCTGTCTCCCTAACTCCGTTTTCTTCAACGGGAATACCTTCAGGTGATATGTAAAATATATAATCATATTCCCTAACAAAATTACTAGCATATCTCTCAAATGCCTCTTTGTCTTGATAAGCAATTGAATTGGCATTAAGAGTAAAAGCCATAACGTCTAGAATTGTTCTATCTGTTATAATATTCTCATACATTAGTTCACTACAACGTTCAGCTAAGAATACGGTTTGTCCTTTAAGAGTTGAATCTGTATTTAATGGTATACCTAAAGACATTAAGTATTGACTTCGTTCGGTTGCAAATTTATAATCTTTAAATTGGTCTAATTCTTTTAAAGCATTTACTAAACTCGTTTTTCCAACGCACATTGTACCACATAACCCTATACGATTTGTTTTTCTTTTTTCCATATATTATAATTATACTTTTAGTTTCTATGATTAGCACCTTTTGGTGCTGGTTTTTTATACCAAGGTAATCCTGATTGTTGAGATATAGCTTCCCTCCATTCATCCTTTGTCATAGGTATACCATATAAAAAATATTCTCCTTTTCTAGTATTACCTTCGGGATAAAGAGCAGGACCAGTCCAATTATGTAGCTTACTATCCCAAATATAGGCAACGGTACCATCTACTTTTTTTAATTTTTGACTTTTAGGCCATTTTGTTGATTGCTTTTCCATAATGTTAATATACGAAATTTATTTTAGTTATCCAAAATTTGTTCAGCCACATAAATACCTTGACCTCCTGAAACCGTTATACCTCGAGCAGAAAGAGCATCTCCAACAAAATGAACGTTAGGATATTTAGTTAAAGACAAATCCTTATAATTAACTAGGGGTTCTGCTGACAGATATTTTACTTCTGGTACATATACACCCCAATCATCTTTTAATGTAGAAAATACTTTTTTCATATCCTCTATAAAATCTTCAATATACGAGTAATAACCCCCCATTGTTTCTTTTACATATTCCATACCTGCTTCATCTATTTGGGTAGCTGATACATTTT